CTTCAGGAACTAGTGGAAGCAATGGTACAGATGGTTCTTCAGGAACTAGTGGAAGCAATGGTACAGATGGTTCTTCAGGAACTAGTGGTTCTAATGGTACAGACGGAAGTTCAGGTACATCAGGTTCTAATGGTACAGATGGTAGTTCTGGTACTAGTGGTTCTAACGGTACAGACGGAAGTTCAGGTTCTTCAGGTAGTAATGGAACAGACGGTTCTTCAGGTACTAGTGGAAGTAATGGAACAGATGGTAGCTCAGGTTCTTCAGGTTCTAATGGTACTGACGGGTCTTCTGGTTCTTCAGGTTCAAATGGTACAGATGGTTCTTCAGGTAGTAATGGTACAGACGGAAGTTCCGGAACATCAGGTTCTAATGGTACCGATGGGTCTTCAGGAACTAGTGGTTCTAATGGTACAGATGGTTCTTCAGGTACTAGTGGTTCTAATGGTACAGATGGTTCTTCAGGTACTAGTGGAAGCAATGGAACAGATGGGACTAGTGGTTCTAATGGTACATCAGGTGATTCATTATTTGTGTCGGGTGCTGGATTTTATTATACAACAAATAATTTACAAATTACAGGTTCAGTAAAAATTAAAGGTACAATTACGGCTGAAGAATATAATGTTACATTAGTATCTTCTTCTGTTTTATATTCATCAGGATCAACAAAATTTGGTGACACATCTGATGACACACATCAATTTACTGGTTCAGTATTAGTTGAAGGAAAAGTTAATGCTAGTTCATTAACGGGTTCAATTAATTTTAATAATTTAACAAATGTTCCTTCATTAGTATCGGGTTCATCACAAGTATCATTCGGTGGTATAACAGGTGTTCCGTCAGGTATTGTATCTAGTTCATTACAAATAAAAAATTATGGAGATTTTGCTACAACCGGTTCAAATACATTTAAAGGAAATCAAATAATTTCAGGGTCATTAACTGTTACAGGTAGTGTAAGTGCCGCGGCGTATTATGAAGTATCGGATATTAGATATAAAGATATTATTTCAGTTAATCCAAATGTAGATTTATCAACATTAGATGTGATTCAATTTACACTTAAAGGTGATAGTCAAGTAAGATATGGTTATTCGGCTCAAAGTGTTAAAGAAGCTTGTTCTGACTTAGTCGTTGGTGATTTACCAATGAGTGTCAATTATAACGATGTCCATACTCTCAAAATACACCAATTGGAAAATAAAATAAAACAATTAGAAAATAAATTAGAGTCATTGTATGTCATTATCATGGACAGGGATAACCAAAAATAAAATATTAACTGATAGTGATATTAATAGAGCCGCTGAAGATGGTTTTTTAACATCAAAAACAACGATTCCAACAACAGATAAAGGAGTTACAAAAGAACGTGCACTACAATATATTAATATTAACCCCCTACATGTTTCATATACTGGAAAATCGTCCAATCAATTAATTACTAAAGAAGATATTAAAAAACCTTGTGATGAATGTACATCATATAACATCGTTATTAATCAGAGTGATTTAAACGATATATCAGGTAACACCGATAATAAGATTTATTTATATTATTATCCTTGTGGAACTTATAGTGGAGTTACACCATATATAACTTTTTCATATCCAGGAACATTTACAGATTATATTTGTGCTCAAAGTTGTGCCGTTACAGAACCATATTTATTTTCAAGTTTTGATGAAGGTAAAATATTAACAGATTCAAGTTATGTTGAATTAGCAGGAAATTGTGCAACATCAACATTTAGAAGCGTTTCTTGTAGTGGTACCACAGTTTATAATGTTGCATCTGAAGGATTTAATTACCCACCTACACAATTTGATTTAGGACAAACTTATGGTAATGTAGATATTACAATTAGTATTAGTGGAAATACAAATTCAAACAACGAAATATTCATCGGTAATAGAGCTGAGAGTTATGGTACAACATATGCATTCGGTACAGGTAATCAAAGTATATCAGATACAGTAGGTTTTATTAGTAATACAACTAAAACAACATTAGACGTTGTGGTTTATTCAACTACAACAGGTAATACATTTACACCATTTAATGTGGTATTTACTGCGTCATGTCCTGCAAGTGATGACACTTGTTCAATTGCAACAACAGGTGGTACATATTATAGTGGGACAACAATTAACGTAACAGCAATAGGAAATATTAAATACGAAACAACAACTGGAATGGTATTTAAAAACATAACATCAACTGGAACGTACACAATAAACGATTGTATATTAATCAATTCAATATCACCAGGTTATCCACTAATTAGTGTTGCAGCATATAATAATGTTGTTACGGGAAGTAGTTGTAGTTCGGTTACAGTAGATACGTCAGGTTCAGAATCATCATCAACAGGAACAACAGGAAACTGTAGAACCATAACATTTAATGCAAATCAAGGATTTAGTGCCACCACATATTGGATAGATTGTGACGGCATTATACGAACAAGATTTGTCGATAGAGGAACCATATTCACAACCACAGGACAAGATGGTAGTGCGTCGGGATTACCATTAACATATGGGGCATTTTTATAAAATAAAATAACATGAGTACAACATATACAACCATACCTATAAAACAAATAAGTAACAATTTTGGAACTGTTAATAAAGTTATTTGGTTTGATGTTACAAATATTCAAGGTACGTTTGGGGTTAATTTATTTATCACACCAAATCAATCTACAGATATGAATATTGTAATATTTAATAAAGGGAGTAATGAAGAAATGTATAGAAAAACATATAATAAATCATCCGATAGTTCAGTTATAACTGATACTGTTAAATTAAGACATGTTCCTGGTCAAAAATCGGCAACTTACGGAATTAAAAGTTTATAAAAATGAGTATAACCGGAGGTACATTCAGTGTTGATTGTTTAATAAGTGATGTCTCATCATCAACAAACGATTGTGGAGTTCAAAAAACTTTAACATGGTCTAATGCTGGTACCAAATCAAATATACAAAGTTATTTCTTCAATTATAATCAATTAAATAACAAAATTCCGGTTTATGTTTTCATAAAACCAAAAGTCAAAAAGTTATTTAAATTTACATTCACACCAGGTTCAAATAACGGTTCAAATATTACTATTAATATTAATCAAAAAATAAACGGTGTTTATACGTTAGTAGATGTTGAAAATTTAAATACGCTATCTACTGAGACTTCAAAATATATTACACTTTATTTTGATGAAAATAAAAATGATGACATTTCACTAACTTTAGATATCATTACATCAGGTGGAACGAGCGGACAAATGTATTGTGAAATTGATTGTGACCCTGCAATAATAAGTGCTGAATTTTGTACTGGATTTACGAACTCAAATTATTATTGTACAACATGCCCAACAGTTGTAAAATTATATAGAGCTAAAACACCTAATTTACCACCAATAAATGGTATTTTGAATATTAATTCTGGATTTAGTAATTTCTCACCTTTCACAACAGGACCTTGGTATTTGGATAATGGATTAACAATTGAAGCACCTTCAGGTGTAACATATTCTTATGCTTCTGGAGATATTGCAAAAAGATCAATATACACATATAATCCATCTACACATTCTTTTATATTACAATCAAGTTGTTTAGGAAGTAATTCAAATTGCGGGGGAGATGTTATTTTAACACATAATTTAAGTGGATATACATATTCTCATCCATACATACCAACTAAAAGCGAATTACCAAGTAATGGTTTAAAATACTCAATACAAGATTTAATTATAACTTTAGATAGTTCAAATAAAATTGTACCTATAACAATTTCAATAACGGGACAATGTAAAGATGCTTGTTTTACTATTTCTGATGGTGTTAATAATAGTCACGCTGGTAATGTAAGTTATACAGATAATTATTCAGCAACTCCACCATATTTTGTTAAAGTAACTGATTACACATCTTTAAAAGTTCAAATGACAAATATTGGTACACGTGGAATAACCGCGGTAACAAACAGTGGTCAAATAAGAATAAGGGTTGCAATTGGACAATCAAAATCATATAATGGTTCTTCTGTTGTAACTAAAATTTCAGTTGGTTGTGGAACTACAATTTTTGGGTATGATATGGGAGTACATCCATATTCAGCGTACGATTCATATAATAGTCCAACCGCGGTAACTAAATTATGGTCATATAATAATATTAGTACATGGTCAGGTTCAACAGATAATTACTCAACCAAAGGTACATGCGTTTATAATGATGTTTTATTAACAAATTTAGCATTACCATATTATTATGCCGATAACATTAGAACATCTAACACAAACAAAGTTTATGAAATAGGTAATATATTACAAAGAAACTTTGGAACACATACAGATTATAAAATAACTAAAAAAGCATTTGGACCTAGAAAAACATCACCAATAGTTTCAGGACCTAAAGATTTTACAAACCTTAAAAATAGAGGTGATGAAGTTTTAATATCGGGAGAAAATTTAATACCTACATCAATTGAACCAACAATGAACGGTATTGGTTTAGTACGTAAAATATTATCAACATCAGATTATTATCAACCTTCAGTTTACAAATATTATTTAGGTTATACCTCAGGATTTACTGAGTCTAATTCTAATGATACATTCTTCACTACTTGGAATTTTTCAAATTCTACAGCTAAACCATTAACTGGATATCAACATATGTTAATGAAATTATCTGCAAGTTACATAGGTGGTACAAACGTACCAGATTTAATTAATTTATTAAAAGATGATAAAAGAGTTGAAGCTGGTTTTATGGGTGCTGCCGTATCAAGTTTACTTCTTGCTTGTGCAGGTTATCTTCCTGTGGCAGAGGGATTGTCACTTTTTGCATCATTTTTTTTAACTGTACCTGGATTATTGGTACTCGCTTTTGCTTATTTAGCGGTAAAGTTTATTGTGGATGCATTAAAAACACAAAATATAACAATTAAAGAAAAGTTCACATATTTTTACACTAGATATGCAACAACACCATATCTAACAACTGGAACAACAATTTATAAAACAAGTACTTTAACAACATGGAGTACGGGTATATATAATGACGGTGCATATTTTTACAATATTCCATCAAATTCAAATAATGGTAAACCAACTACAAAAACATTATCATATTCTACAAATGATGGTATAAGAACAAATTCATTTGATGTTATTAATACAAGTAAAATAAATTATATTACAGATTTTCATAGTTTATTTTTTTTAAGTTATGTTTCAGGTTATCCTGTTAAATTTAATACAAACCCAACATTATATTCAAGTAATTCATTATCAATAACTGTATCGGCGGAAACTTCAAATATCGGTGATTTAAACAACCCAATACCTGTTGTGTATTCTTTACCTTCGGGACATTCTGTTTCAACAATTTCACAAGAAGATGCGGATAGTAAGGCCGCAGGTTTTCTTTCTTCATTAACAGGTAATACAATTAGTTTATCATCATATGAAGAAAAACCAGGAATTGTTGACGTACAATTAAATTTCACACACGAAATTAAAAATGAAAACATACCAAATGTTTTTATTTTGAATTATGATAATTCGGATGAAAATGGAATTACAATTGGTAAAAAATTATATTATGATTATAATGGTAAGTCCACAGTATTAAATGGTTATTATTCATTGGTAGGTACTTCACCATATAGAACCATATATAAAACAGTAAATGGTGTTGTTACAGATATACTTACATGGCAAAACAGTAATGAAAATTATGTCACATCGGTAACAACTGGAACAGGTGCAACTATAAATACACTTTTAGATTATACAAGTGAATGGTATATAGGTTCTACGAATCATGAATTAATAAATTTGAATTATACTAATAATCAAGATAGTTTAATAACAAATTGGAATACAAATACATTTTACTCTGGAACAACAACAGGTGTCACAGTTAATAAAGGTTTTACAAATTCATTGGCAGCACCCACCGAACTTTATTTTTATGACGATAATTTAACGGGTTTAACTTATAATGTGGCAGATGATGGAAAATATAAAGCAATTTATCCATTTAATAGTTTAATTTTCACATATCGTAATCCTTTTACGATTTTAATTAATGCGGAAGAAATTAGTGACCTCGATAATGATGATAACGGTATTAATTTTTATTTAACCGATATTAGTGGTAACACTGTACCATCATATGTTGGTGTTACTTTTAATGTTAATATTTTTACAGGGTCAACGAGTTTACTTTCATCTGAAAGAATAACAATTGATTCAGATGAAACGAATCAGTTTTTATATTTAAATATTCCTCAAACAGGAGGCACACTAACGTCATACAACATAACAAGTTATGAATCTGAAAACCCATTTGATAAAATAACTTTTATTCAAAGTGGATTTACACAAAGTACAGGTGTAACTACTTGTCCGTATTATACGGGAACAACATATATTGTCGATTCATATGGTTATGTACAATACAATAGATTTAATACGATTAATAATGGTTTTATAACTGAAGTTATTTATGTCTCTGAGGCTATATATGAAATTACAGACCCAATTCAATATCAATCATTAGTTCCTGTTGTAGATACTGAAACGTATTATCCACCCGCAAATATTAGAATTTTAGAAACAGGAGTTTGTTATGTCGTACCAACTCCAACTCCAACCCCAACAATAAGTTTAACCCCAACACAAACAGGAACACCAACTCCTACACCAACAGTAAACTGTTCATTCGGTGTTAGCATTGTAATATTAACTCCAACCCCTACTCCAACAGGAACAGGAACCCCAACACCTACTCCGACAATAACTTTAACACCAACAGGAACAGGAACACCAACTCCTACACCAACAGTAAACTGTTCATTCGGTGTTAGTGTTGTTGTATTAAGTCCAACACCTACTCCTACACCAACTGGTACCCCAACTCCTACACCAACAATAAGTTTAACACCTACAATAAGTTTAACACCAACAGGAACTCCAACAGGTACTCCAACAGGGACACCAACAGGAACGCCAACTCCTACACCAACTCCTACACCAACAATAAACTGTTCGTTCGGAGTGAGTATAGTGGTATTAAGCCCAACCCCAACCCCTACTCCAACAGGTACTCCAACAGGAACACCAACACCAACACCAACAATTAGTGTTACACCGACAATTAGTGTTACTCCAACTATTAGTGTTACACCAACTGGAACACCAACTGGTACACCAACTGGTACACCAACTGGTACACCAACTGGAACACCAACTCCAACACCAACAGTAAATTGTTCATTCGGCGTTAGTGTGGTCGTATTATCACCAACCCCAACCCCTACACCAACAGGAACACCAACCCCTACACCAACAATTAGTTTAACGCCGACAATAAGTTTAACCCCAACAATTAGCTTAACGCCAACAATTAGTTTAACTCCAACAATAAGTTTAACACCAACAATAAGTTTAACACCAACAAGAACTCAGACACCTACACCAACAGGAACACCAACTGGTACCCCAACACCAACGCCGACAGTCAATTGTTCGTTCGGTGTCAGCATTGTTGTATTAAGTCCAACCCCAACACCAACAGGAACACCAACAAAAACTCCAACACCAACTCCAACACCAACTGGTACACCAACAGGAACACCAACTGGTACACCAACAGGAACACCAACCCCTACACCAACAATTAGTTTAACGCCGACAATAAGTTTAACCCCAACAATTAGTTTAACTCCAACAATAAGTTTAACACCAACAATAAGTTTAACACCAACAATAAGTTTAACACCAACAAGAACTCAGACACCTACACCGACACCAACTACATCGTTACCGGCATTAACGGTATCGGTAAGTTCAAGTACATTACAATCATGCTATAATGTTAGTGATGCATCATTTACATTAAGTGCGAGTGGTGGTAATGGTGCGTCATATGAATATTCCAAAGATGGTACAACATACCAAGCAAGTGCAACATTTAGTTCATTAGCGGGTGGTACATATAATGGTTATGTTAGAAATACAAATAGAACTGGAACTGTTGCATCAGTTTCAGTTGGAAGTTTAGTAAGAACAGCACCAAATGCAACAATAACGGTTACAAATGTAAGTTGTAATGGTGGAGCTGACGGACAAATTGCAGTAACATCTGGTACGGGTGGAACAGGTAGTGGATATAGTGGATCAACAGATGACGTTACATATTTTGCATTACCAAAAATATTCTACACATTAACTCAAGGTTCTTATGATGTATATATTAAAGATAGTAATGGTTGTAAACAATCTTACGCACAAACAATCACACAACCAACAGCACAAGTATGTAATATTTCAGTATATAGTTATGATACCGGAACAGGAGATGGTCAAATCGCTGTGGTAGTTTCAGGAGGAACAGGACTTAAAACTCTTAAATTGTATCAAGATACATCTACACCATATAGCGACTACTCAACTGATACATTAATACAAAGTGGCACTTCTGTCGCTAATAATACAACATATTATTTTACAAATGTACCTTGTGCAGCAACTAGTCTTTGGGTTCAATGTACGGACGCAAATAATTGTGTAATACATTCTAATACGTCGGTTAAAACTTGTGGATATTTCCAAACGTTTCCAGGAACATTTAAACTTGGTAATAACTTAACGTGTACACCACAATCGCCATTTAGTAGAATTTACTTAGGTTCAATTGACTATAGTAATTTTGTTGCAAATGGTGGTATGTTAAGTACTGGAATGGTATTATATACCGATGGTAGTGGTACCATTTATACATTTAACACAATTTATGATTCTACCTCTACAAATATATACAATGTATCGTCAGGTGTTGTTGGAGGAGTTAAATCACTTTGTTAAAAAATAAAAAAAATGACGATATTTATAATAAAAGAAATTAAAATTTAAAAAATGCCAGCAGGACCAATAATCGGAACATCTCAAGTTAGTTTACAATTAACAGGGGGATCATCAGTACCAAATAACTTTACTGTCGATATATATTCATGGGACGTTGCAACCGACGTCGCAGTTTATAATAGAACTATCATTACGGGTTTAACAAGAACAGCAACATCGGCGGTAAATGGAGGTTCATTAGCCGTATCACCATATTATGGGATTACAGGCATAACAGGTTTAGATAACTATGTTAAATTAACCAGTACAACTTCATGTAGTACAACTACAACACAAGATATCACAAGTGCAGCATTAACGGTATACACCCCCAATTCAGGAACATTAACTGAAGATTATCCATCAGGGGCGGAAGATAGCTTTGCCACCACTGGTATGGGTGCCGGCACTTTATCTCCCGGCTCACATCAAGTTGCACAACTCACAACATTATCTTATTTAGACGCGGCCGATTTTACTTTGAGTTATTTAAGTGGAACCACCGTTTCCACTGGTTTAGTAGTTGGAGGTGCATATACATATGGACCATTTAGTAGTTTTTCTGTAACAAAATCGGGTAAAGTATTTTCATTATTTGGGTCGGCAAATACAAGTTTAAGTGCACTAAATAGTAGTATACATGGTGTTATGAGGTTAACATACAATCCTTCAGGATATTATGTTAATTTTAATTATTATTATGTACCAACTTCACTTTAATCTATCCCTTTATTTACATTAAATTAATCTTTATATTACCTAAAACCTAATAAAGATATTTATAGGTGTAAATAATTTATATGTCAGATTTATTTGGAAGTATGTCTTTTTATGTTCCGTCTTACCCAATGTCGGGTGAAACACAATCTGTAGTAATACAAAATTATTTAAACGATTATGAATATACCCCAACAACGGGATATACCACAACAGGTTTTACTTATTTAGGTATTGGAGGTAGTAAGTTATCCGAATTAAAAAAATACGGAGCAACAGGATATACACAAACATTAACAAGTGGATCAATAACAGGAGGAACAACTTGGACGGGTTATACATTTAATTATACACATAATACCACTGGTTCCACAAGTTTACAATATAGAGATTATTCTGACGGGTACACCATGATTACAGGTAGCACTACAGGGTTTACCAAGGAGGAAGTGATTAACTATACCCTGACAAGAAACGAGCATTTTTTGGGGTTTGTAGAACAACCAACCGTTTATTCTGACATTTTTGTGGAACGAGGTAAATTGGGAGTTATGGAAAGGAACTTCAGGTTAAGTGAAATTGATAGTATGGGTGAATTGAGTATATATGGAAATGGGTATTTTAAAGTTAGAAAACAATAAGATTTATATTTATTAATAAAAGAAAATGGCAGTAGGATCATATGGTATTGTAAGACCCGCAGACGTATCACCAGCAGACGTAGAGATATTATATCATTACGTTTCGGGTAGAACTGCGAACGTTACACCAACATTAACAAAATTAGATTCCACAGCAATATTAACACCGGTATTTCATAATGAAAATACAGGTGGTGTTGCAAATAAAGAAATTTTAGGTGGTTTATATAATCTGAAATTACAAGCGGGTCAATTCTCTGATTTGGGAATTTACACATTACATTTACGTCCTAAACAAGTTAGAACAAATATTATGGATTGTGGAGTTTTAGCGTCACTTCCATCAGTTAGAGGTTTAGTCATTGACATTGGTAATGTACCGGTTGACGACCAAGGAAAATTCACACCACAAGGATTAGTTGGATATAGAATTGAATATATTAATAAGACCAATTACCAAAAAGTTCCAAACTTTTATAGATTGGTAACTTCATCTTTTTATTGTGTACCAACTACTGCAAATTTATCAAACTCAACAGATAAGGCGATTAGGTATCAATATACCGATTCCCAATCTAACTTTATATTTTTAACAGTAACACCAAGTTCATCACCATCAAGTAGACCAAATGTGGTTCCATTTATCGGTGAACCAGGTCAAACTATTATTTTAACAAATACATTCTTCAACCCAACAACGGTTGAAATTGAAATGGTTGAACATGACGCATCAACATTGGCACACGCACTTTACGGTGACCAAACTAAGGCAATTGCTCCAGGTATTTACACTATCTACGATAAGGATAAGAATATCTATAAACAATACAATCTTTATGAAATTAAAGACCAATTTAACGAGACATTATATGAAGTTCGTGAAGAAAGAACAAGTATTGATGAAACATTAAATTTAGATAACATAACAGGATAATGGCTAAAGTAAGATATAAAGTTCCAAGTGAAGCTGCTAGTGGTGTAGAAACATTTAGTGATAAATTAGTCGGCACACAGATTACTGATGGTACTAGTCAACTGACTAATACGAACTTTGATATTAATAGAGTCATTCCTGAAAAAGATAGTAAGGATTTTAAATCACAACCTTTTTCTGATTTCTTAACATTGAAAGATTTAAAGGAAGAATTAAGTGCCGCAACCACACAAAATGGTAGAGCAAAGAAAAAAGAAAAAATTAAATTTAAAGGTGGAATTAATGATGCTGGTAAATCTTTATATGGTTCATTAAAACAAAGATTACAAGTATCAATATCAGATATTATTACAAACTTTCCTGCCGCAATATTAGTTGATAAAGATAGTCCCATTAAAAGTGTTGACGTCACATTATCAGGAATAACATATAGTGAAAGCGCAAAGACAACTGATTTTTATATTCAGAAATCAATTTTATTTAATCCGTTTGATATTACACTTATTAAACCATTAAGTAATACTTTACCGACAACTGATAACACAATAAGAAATTTTTATTCTTCATATACAAAATATGTTTTAGTTTATAATAATCTAACATATGATATTGTTTCATATACCGAACCTAACGCATTAAATTTAATTAAATTAAAAGTTAAAGGAAAACCATTCACAGGTTCAACAATAAACGATAGTGTTTTAATAAGACCAAATGATGGAATTACCGAAGAATTTTTTAGTGGGTTAGATGAATTAGAAACTCTTTTATTAAATAGAGAAACTAATCCAAAATATCAAGCAAGTTTTAAAGTACCGAAAGATAGTTTAGATGAAACTAAAACTGAAATCGTTAATGTATATGTTAATTGGCCAACAACAAAAGATGGTTGGAATTTACAAATTGTTGGTATTGATTATGCAGATTACATTAGTCAATTAAGTAGTTTAGGTGATGAGATTGATGATTACAAATCTAATTTAATTATAAGATTTTTAACCGCACCACAATTATTTGAGTTTGATACGGATGACCAAAAAGCACAATCAATATTTCAATTATACGGTCAGTCATTTGATAGAGTAAAAAAATATATAGACAATATTGCTTACATGCGTAATGTAAGTTATGATGGAATAAATAATGTTCCCGATGTGTTATTGAAAAATCTTTCACAAACACTAGGACTTACAACTACAAATCTATTTGATGAAAAAACATTAGAGGATACATTATACACTAGACAAAATAGTGTATTTGATGGTTTATTAGTTGGTAAGACATTAATAGAGGCGGAGTATGAATTTTATAGAAGATTATTAGTTAACCTTACTCATCTATATAAATCTAAAGGAACTAGAGTATCTATAGAATTTTTCTTAAAATTCTTAGGTGCACCTGAACCAATGATTAAAATTGAGGAACACGTATACAATGTAACAAAATTACCAAACAATCCTAATTTAGAAACCGATTTATATGATGTAATTCAAGGAACAAAAGTTGATACTGTTATTACAGGAACAACTGCAGTTACGGGAAGTATTTTTACATATTATAGTGGAGGAACAACAGGATTAACAAGTGGATATACGTTTGCAACTGGTTCAGTTACAAGTTCATCAACATTAAGTAGAGATGAATATCCAATTGATGAAAATGGATTACCAAGAAAAACAACAAATTTATCTTCAGACATATTTTTCCAAAAAGGTTCAGGATGGAATGATTTAACTTTAGAACATAGGTCTAGTACAATTATTGATACGGATTTATCTAGTGGATCATTTGTCAATGGAGTTTTTCAATTAACAGGTAGAACTAAAACCATTAAAACAAAATCAAAAGATTATACATACGGAGAAGAATATTTTGATAATTTTAGAACACTACCAGGATTAGACTATGGGTTTAACATTAAAGGTTCAATAGATAATAAAAAGGCATCTGTTGTTACTGACGATGACTCATCTAAATTAATTCTTAATAGAAAAAATATTAACATATATCTATCACCGTCACAAACTATTGATTATGACGTCTATAGAAGATCAAGAAATAATAGTAAAACATTTGGTAATTTAACACCTCAAACAGGAGTAACATTTGAAGAGTTTTTAATATCCTCTTTAAGTAAAGTAATAACAAATTCAAATAGTATTAAATTTAGTAAATCATACAGTGGATTAACAAATGTTTTTTATGATTATTCCACTAACACCGGATTCACCCCATATAACTTCACATCGGTTAATGAGTTTATAAACAAAATGAGTCCGTCATGGTTAAAAGTTGTAGAACAATTTGTTCCATCAACTACATTATGGACAGGTGGAAACTTAATTGGAAATAACATTTTTAATAGGTCAAAATACGATTATAGAAAACCAAGATATGGTATACCTATTACAGGTAGCACAACTTATGATAGTGTAACATTTAATTGTGAAGAAATAGAATAATAATATAAATATTTATAACATATGAGCTTTTTAAATACAGGATATTCAGCAACGGTCGCAGCAAGATTAACACAAAAGGGTAGAAACTCTATTGCAAAAGGTAATTTTGTGGTAAGTTACTTTGCTGTGGGGGATTCTGAATACAATTATAATACAGGAACAACTCAAAATATATTATCACCATTTGACAAAGATAGTCATGTAAAATACCCAATTTGGTATACAAGTGGAAGTACATTTTTTGGAATACCGGTAGATAGTTCAAATACCACAATATGTAGGAATTTGGTCACAGCAAATAGTGATTGGACATTAAGTACGGTTTGGGATAAAAATCCGATTGGATTATCAAATATATATACATCTAATGCGTATGTTGGGGTTAAAAATTTATTAGGTTATTCATCATCTTCAGGACAAACATATAATACAGGAACAACAATATATGACACTACTGGAACTCCGGTAATCATTTCACCTGAAGAACAAAAAGCAATTGCAATATTACATTATACACAGAGCGGAACCACTGGAGACCCTTATAGGTTCTTTAAATATGATGATTACATCTGTATTGATAATACATCGGGTCAAACATCGTTTAATGTGACATTGACCTCAATTATGTATCACAGATTAACGGGAGCAACATCGGGAGCAACATTTACTATGGGAACCGTTGATAAAAAAATGGTATCTAATTACAACTCAAGATATGAATTACCATATAGAGATTTAGTAGATTATGCTGGTAATACGGTTGGTAAAATATTTCACAATCAAAAACTTGTAGTATTTGATGATGAGGAAATTGTTGCAGCATTAGACACAGGATCAACGAGAAATTATACATTAACAGCACCAAAAGTGGATACTTTAGTAACAACTAATTACCCAATTACTGGATTAACAACAACAGGTAAAACTATGTGGGTTACGTATAAATTTAGTGGAGGTACAGTATCTGATGATTTACCTTGTAATTATTTTATGAAAGTTACAGGGTCAACAAATGATGAAAATGTTACTGTTAAATTTAGTAGTGGTGGATTTAAACATTTAAATAATGGTTATACTGCAACTCAATTTCATATATTACATCAATTAACAGATAACGGAGTTCAACCAACACCAAATAATTGGAAAATTAGGGATTACACAAGTGACTTAAGCGCAATCAATGATTTAAAAACCGGATTTACATTTACAATCAACCAAACCAAAATCACCGAAGCCATTGCAGTAGGAAATTATTCATCTTCATTATCAGGTTTTGGTGTAGATAGAGCGTTGTCTGGTGGAACTATTACAGGCACGGTTGCATTGGTAAGGTCAAGTGATATTGAAGAAATGGTCTTTAATTTAAATCTACCCGATGGTAAATTCACAACATCCCAAAACCCAACATTTACAGGTACATCTAAAATAACAGAAGTGGCTTTACTTAATTCTAATAAAGAAACATTAGCAATGGGTAAATTATCGTCACCAGTAACAAGAAGTGGTAGTCAGGTAATCCAAGTTAAAATTGATTTCTAACGATTTACATTTATTTTAAATTACATTATATTAGAATTATGAGTATAGATGTAAAATTTAAGAATAAGCCAAAGATACTGGGACTTGATATTAGTACAAAAACCATAGGGTTTGCTTTGTTTGATATTTCAGGTTCTAAATTATTGGAACTAACACATTTTTCCCCAAAAATTAAACCACAACCTGAAGATAAGTTGGAAGAACTTATGATGAAGGCCAATACATTTCAAAGACATTTGGAAGGATATAAAGATATGGGTATTACTCGTGTCATCATTGAGGAACCTTTATTAAACTCAAATAACGTTTATACAGTAGGTACATTATTGAGATATAATACAATGATATGTAAATTGATTTATGATATTTTTGAAATTGTTCCAACATTCATCTCAACATATAACGCAAGAAAATATGCGTTTCCTGATTTAGTAGGTCCAAATGAAAAGGGACGTAATGTATTATTTGGTGGATATCCAAAAGATATCGATAAGAAACAAGTTATTTGGGATCATGTTAATGATGTATGTCCTGATGTTCAATGGTTGTACGATAAGAATGGTAAATTGAAAAAAGAAAATTTTGATATGAGCGACGCTGCGACCGCAGTTATTGGTCATTTCAATATGATAAAACAATTGGATAAATAATATTTGGCAACTGATATTTTATATTACGATTTATCAATGATATATTTAATAATAGGACGGGACAAGGGTTAAAAGCCTTGTTTGGTTGGTAGGAGGTTAGCGGTGGTGTGCTGGCCTCCATTTTTTTTTATAAGATTTTTTTGTTATAATATACAACATGAACACCCAAGAAGTAGATTATTCCGCAGTATTTGAAATTTTGGAAGATATATTTGGTGACTATAAGAATCATAATGATTATAGATATCAAGTCTCTTTTGACTGTCCTGTGTGTTCTCACGAAATCAAAGGGTTAGAAAAAGGTGATGGTAAAGGAAACTTGGAAATCAATTACAAATATGGTGTTTATAAGTGTTGGGTATGTGCCGAATCTCACGAAACACACGGTTCAATATATAAGTTAATTAAGAAGTTTGGTAACCCTAAACAACTTAAAAAATATATTTTATTAAAACCAGAAGAAGATGAGGATGGTAATAAAAAAGAATACAAACCAGTTAAATTACCAAAAGAATTTATTCCATTTAAAGATGCAAGTTTTGGAATGAAATTAACACCAGGATATAAGCAGGCATACAATTACATTAAAAGTAGGAATATTACCGATTTGATGTTGCAACTTTATAATATTGGATTTTGTGCAACAGGTGTATATGAAAATAGAATTATCATTCCTTCATATGATGAAAATAGAAGGTTGAATTACTTTATTGCTCGTTCTTTTTTAAACAAAACGAGAAGAAAGTATATGAACCCCGTAGTACAAAAGGAAATCATTATTTTCAATGAAAGTTTAATTAATTGGGACGAACCTGTTTATATAGTTGAAGGTGCGTTCGATAGTATTTTCATTCCAAACGCAATCCCAATGTTGGGAAAGTTTATGGGTGAACATTTATTTAAAAAACTATATGATAATGCAAAAAAAATAATTATAGTACTTGACCCCGATGCGTGGAACGACCAAGAGAGATTGTATCATAGATTGAATTGTGGGAAACTAATGGGAAAAGTGTGGAGTATTAAATTAGAAGGGGATAAAGACATTGCCGATTTACAAGGAAACTTAAGTGAATATAAAATGAAACAAATAGAGTAACATGAATTTAAAAGACATCTCATTAGAGATAAACGATTTATTAGAAAAGAGAAGACAAGAATTAGAATTAACATTCATAGAAGAAGAACACATTTACTATATGAAAGATGTTGATGGTGAAATTAAAAAGAACTTTCCATCCGTATCTAAAGTAGTTAAGAAATTTCACAAACCATTTGATGCTGATGGTATGGCACTTAAAATGGCAAAAGGAGACCCTGAAGGACAATCACAATTACTTGCCGAATGGAAAGAGGCTGGCGACTTATCAACCAATATGGGAAGTAGAGTTCACTTTGAATTGGAGAAAGATTTAATTGGTCGTTTTGGTAATTACAAAGAAGTTAGACAACCGATATTTGAGATTAATGAAGAACAACAACGCAAAAGTGATGCAATGATTAAAGCGGGAAAAGATTTTCTTGATTTAATGTTAGAACGAGGAGGGGTATTATTAGATACAGAAATTGTATTAGGTGATCCCAAAGAGCAGTATACGGGGCAACCTGATAAGTGTTGGTTAATGCAAAATAAAACAAAAGACGATTTTGGATTTGTAATAACTGATTGGAAGAGTAATAAGCCAAAGAACTTTGAGGTACATCACTATACTGGTAGATTGTATCCACCATTTAATAATTTTCATGATAATGCCTTAGGCCATTATTATTTACAATTACCATTATATGGTAGATTGTTACGTAAGATGCTAGAAGGGACAAAATATTCCGATACTAAATTATTAGGTGGAGTTATAGTTCTTTTAAAAGAAGACGGAACATTTACCGAATATAAAGTTCCACCACAAATAACAAATGCAATCCTTACAATGGATTTATCAAAATATATTTCAAGATGGTCAAAAAAATAATACACATTGCCGACTTACATATTCGTACAATTCAAATGCATGATTTGTATAGAGAACAATTTGAAACATTAATTGATGAGATACGAGAACATAATATTGTGTGGCATCAAGAAGGTATTGAATATGAAGAAATTCGTATCGTTGTTGCAGGGGACCTGGCGCATCAGAAAATAAATATTTCTAATGAACAGTTATTATTAACAAGTTGGTTTTTAAAAGAATTATCGAAATATGGTAAAGTTGTTATCATTCCCGGCAATCACGATTTCTTAGAAAATAATACACAAAGAATGGATAGTATAACACCTGTGGTTCAATTATTAGACGACCCAACTATTCAATATTACAAAGATAGTGGTGAATATATGGATGATAATATTCAATGGATTGTTTATTCATTATATCAACATAACGCACGACCTGAGTTTACTAAAGACGAATCTAAATTAACGATAGGATTATTCCACGGACCTATTCAAGGATTTTCAACTGATTTAGGTTTTACATTTGACGACGCATATGATAAAAGTAATTTTTATGGTTGTGATATTGTCCTATGTGGAGATATACATAAAAGAGCAATTGTAAATTTGGAGACGGAAATTGAAGTTGATGAAAAAGATGTTGAAAATTATTTAAAAAATGGTTGGGAAAAAGTGATTTAGTCTTTTTTGGTGATATTTATATATATCACTAAAATATTATAAATATGGAAAAAAATTGTGAAAGATGTGGAAATAAATTTAATGGAAAAAAAAATCAAAAATTTTGTTCTAAAAAATGTATTCACGTAAAAATTGAACAAATAGTAAAGGTGTGTGAATTAGATGAATGTGATAATACATTTTTAATTTATCCAAATGCTAAAATACCAAAAAGATTATGTTCAAGAAAATGTCAAGTTAAATGGCAAAAAATAAATATGGTGGGTGAAAGTAATCCAAATTATGGAAATAGGAAACCTGGTATGTTTAAACATACCGAAGAAACTAAAAAAATATTAAAAGAAAAAATTAAAGAAAGTTGGAAAAAAGAAAGTAGAATAAAAAAACATTTAGATTTTTTTGAAAGACATAGACTTGAAGATGGATCAATGGATTGGCATACAAATGAATTTAGGGAAAAAATTAGTAAATCAAATATAAAAAGGTTAGAAAATAATGAAACATCTTTTGCGTATAAAAATTGCACAAAAGGTTTTTTATTAAATACAAAAACAAATAATGAGGAGTTCTATCATTCGTCTTGGGAAATGAATAAGATGATAGAATTAAATGAAAATAAAGATGTATTTTTTTGGACGAAAAAACATGGAATACAAATAAAATATAATCATAAAAATTTAAATAAAATTTATTTACCCGATTTTTATGTTGAATATATTAACGGAGTTAAAAAAATAGAAGAAATAAAAGGATATGTCGAAGATGAAGAGCAATTAAAGTTAAAAATAATTGCAGTTAAAGAATATTGTAAAATCAATAATATACAATTTGTTATTGATTATGTTGAAAATAAAGAAAAATATAAACATTTAATAGAATGGGAAAAAAAATTAAATTAGTAAAAAAAATACCAATAATACAAATTGGTAGCCTCATTCAACAAAACTTTGGTGAGACAGTTAAACATCATGGGTATGGTATTTATGATGTGGAAACAAATGAATATACATTTCATGATTTGGATAACGAACAGCCGTTTCTTCATTTCTCAATAAACGATATAAAAGACATTGAAGATGGAAAAGAAACACACGTTAATCTTGGATAAGGAGTTCACTCAATTTTGTGAATTAAATAATATAACAGATATTGATAAACAAGCTCAAGAAACCTTTAATAGAGGATTTTCTTTATTAAAATACGGTGAGATACCAAATGGTAATAAAATTAGAGAAATCGTTGAAGTACCCAAAGAGACAATCAAAGAAGTTATTGTTGAAAAGATAGTTGAACGTATTGTTGAGGTTCCCGTTGAAGTCATTAGGGAAGTAATTAAAGAAATAACAATAGAGGTACCTGTGGAGGTCATTAAAGAGGTCATCGTTGAAAAGAAAGGTAAGAGTAAAACCGTAACTAAAGAGGTGATTAAAGAGGTTCCGGTTGAGAAAATTGTGGAAGTTGTTAGGGAGGTGCTTAACAATGATGAGATAGATAGATTAATGAAAGAGAATGAAAAACTTAAGACAGATTTAGATAACATTACAAATTCACTATCCAAGTTAGGGAAGGGTAGATTAATGAAGAATAGTAATATGAATTCATTATACGACGAATAATTTTCGGCAACTTACTTTTTTTTACGGAATCTTTTCTCTATATTTTAAATAATAAATTAATGATTATGATGAATTTTATTATGTGGTTGTTCATTTCCTATGGGATATCAAACATTATGGTTTTTGGTAGTATATTCAACACACCAAGAGAATGGATTACAAGAAAATCAGAATGGTTTGGAAAACTGGTGAATTGTATGATGTGCCTACCCTTTTATGTAGGCATTGGTATGTCCCTTGTTTTTGGGGGATTAACAAATAAATATTTTCCATGTCCTTGGTATATGTGTTTATTCTTTGATGCTGTTTTAACCAGTGGTTTAGTCTATTCATTTAATGTCTTGGTTGAGAAATTAGAAAAATAGAATTAAGTAATGAATAGTAATTTACCAATATTCCATCCATTTAATTTATTAAAAAGAATGAACAATTTTTTTAATGAAGTTGTTAATCCACTTTCACCTGAATTTATTGTTGGAGATTTTAAAGACGGAAGAAAAGAATCAGAAAAACAAGAAAATCCAATACGTGTGTTTCTAATGGATTTAAATTCAGAGGCAAGTAAGTATGGATTTAAATTTAAAAATAGATTAGATGAAAATAATGAAAGAAGTACCGAAGATATTATCATTGAAGATTTATTATCGATTGAACATACGGAGCATTTAGGTAATATTAAATCACATATGTCCAAAAATGCAAGTAATATTGGTAAAGATGGAATAATTGGTTATGCATTAACGGGAGACGACAAATCTTATAAAACCGCACAAATAACTGAATTGTTTCTCAACAAAGTAAAAAATAATGATAATAAAATAAATTATGGGTTTTATTATTATATATCTTATAAAAAAGATAAAAAAACATTTTTAGTACACGAATTATCATATATGTCACAAGATGATATTATAATTAACCCAACAAATTTTTTACAATCTAAAATGGAATATGAATCAGTTTATAGAACAAGTGAAGAAAGGTTTTATTTTTTGTGGGAAAATTATAAAATGTATGTTAGAAAAAATGTAATTAAATTTGACGGTATGGACCCATACCTATAATATATCATGAGTGAAAAAATATTGACGGAAGAAGAAATAAACAAATTAAATAAAGATAAATACGGACAGTTCTTTTCAAAGAATCCTGTAATAAGGAACGTAATACAATCTCTCATCTCAAACAAAGGTACAATTATGGAACCTTCAGTTGGGGAAGGAGATTTAATTTTTGGGTTAGAGAGTAAAGAACCTGTCTTAATAGACTTTAAACCTAAGGTTACGGAAATCAATAGTATTCCCGTAATTGAAATGGACTTCTTTAGTTATCCAGTAGAAAATAAATTTAACACAATTATTGGTAACCCACCATTTGTAAAATATAAATTTCTTGACGATAGTGTTGTAGAAAATATAAAACACTATGAATTTAATAAAAAGACTAATCCAAATGGATATAACAAGAAATCAAATCTATATTATTTTTTTATTCATAAGTGTATTGAACAATTAGAAGATAATGGAGAATTAATTTTTATTACACCAAAAGAGTTCATGTATAATGTGGGAGCGATTACTTTGAGAAATTTCATGTTTCAAAATGGTACAATAACTCATTTTATAGATTGCGGAGAGAAAAAGTTATTTACTGATGCATCTGTACCATCTCTTTGTATCTTTAGATTTCAAAAGGGTACATTCTTAAGAGAAACTAAATTTTGGGAAACAATCGAATCATATGTAAATAAGGATGAATGTGTTATTAAACCAATGAAGATATCAAATGACCAATTTTGTTTTTGTGATGAAGACGATACTAACACACTATCAGATTTTTTTGATGTTAAAGTAGGTGTAGTATCAGGATTAGATGGTTTCTATTCAACTGATAGGGTAGAAGATGGTGTTTATATACATAAATTTAGAACTAATAGTGGTTATCAGAATTATTATTTTTTTGACCAAATAAATGATATTAATTTAGTACCGGAGGATATTAGATTGTTATTCTTATTAAATAAGGATAAATTAAAAAATAGAAAAATTAAAAAATATACGGATAATGATTGGTGGAAATATGGTGCAGTTAGAAACTTAGAAAATATGTTAAGTGACAAAAATAGAATCTATGTCGCACCAAAAACAAGATTAGCAAATCCATTTTTTATGGGACAATCAAATGAACTTTACTCTGGTTCGTTGTTGGGTATATTTCCTAAAAAAGATAATATTGATTTGGAAAAATCTATTATGTTTTTTAATTCTGATATTTTTAAAAACAGATTAAAACAATTTTTTATAATGATTGAAGATAAATTTAATTTTACACCTTCAGTACTTGGAAAAATACCACTAAATTTAAACGAAATAATTTAATGAATCCGTTTATAAAAGTAACGTGGGAAGATGTCCCCGAAAATTTCACCCCTGAAAAAATCAGAAGAGTAAAATCTTATTTTGAGAAAAAATATAATGCTAAGACAGTTCAAGTAATCACTAAAACATTAACGAGTGTTAATCAAACACGATTAGAATCTTTGGAAGCGTCAGATAATATCTTAGACCACCAATATCAAAAGAAACTAATGAAAGATTTCATTAAGGATAATGAAATTGATATTAAATGGGAATTGGTTGATAGGTTAGATAATAAAGTTAATATTCAAATAGATAAATTAAATGAAAACAAAGTTAGATATAATAAATGGTATATTAGGAAAGTGGAGTTTTCTAATTTTTTATCATTCGGAGATAATAACGTTATTGATTTTACTGGGTTGGACGGTATTACGGTAATTGAATCCACACCAAAGAACTTCGGCGGTAAATCTACATCTTCAGTAGATCTTTTAATGTTCTTATTTTTTAATACAACAACAAAGACAAAAACTAACGGTGAAATCTTTAATAGATTTACCGATAAGAATGATGTAAGTGTTCGTGGTGAAATCACTATTGATGGTGATGACTACGTCATTGAAAGAAAGACATCTCGTAAGATGGGTAAGTCTGGTGAGTACACCGTTAAAAATGAATTAGAGTTTTATAAAAAAACTGAAGATGGAGAAATCGTAAATTTATCGGGTGAACAAAGAAGAGAAACGGAAGCATTTATATCTTCAGCAATTGGAACAGAAGAAGATTTCTTATCAACCATATTAACAACTGGTTATAATTTAGAAGAACTGATTGAATCCAAACCAACCGCTCGTGGACAAATCTTAACAAAGTTCATGGGGTTGGAAAACTTAAAAATTAAAGAAGAACTTGCAAAAGAAATTTATAACGATTGGGGTAAGAAATTGGTATCCAACACATATAACAAAGTTAGTTTAGAATCTGATAATGAAACATACAAAGAAAGTATTACCAATTCAGAAAATGAGATTGTAAAATTAACAAAAGAATTAGGTAAGTTTGAAAAGGATTTAGACAAGTTAGAAAAGAAAAGAGATGATGTATTTTTAAAAAGAAATAATGATGTTGATAAAGAATTACTGAATACAAATCCAACTTTATTACAAAGAGAAGTTACTTTTTTATTAACTCAAAAAAATGTAAGTCAAACAAACGCCGACGGAGTTAGTGTTGTTGAACCATCACAATTCTATGATGAAGATCAACACAAAGAGTTAAAAGGTGAAATGGCAAATCTTCAAGGAATTGATGTTGTATCCAAATATGAAAAAACTCAAAGAGAAAAATTAATTAAACAATTTGAAGAAGGAACAGTTTGTCCTACTTGTAATCGTGCGTTAGATGAAGTAGATCATACGGACGAGATTGAAAAGATTAAAAAAGAAATTGAAGATATCATTAAGGAGATGGAATTAAATCAAAATCAATTTGATTTATTAAAAGAACAATCTGAAGGATTTGATAAATTAAAAACCGAATTTGAAGCTTACGAAAGAAACAAACTTCGTAAGGAAAGATATCAATTAGAGATTGAACAAAAACAATTGGAGATTGATAGTAAACAAAAAAGATTAGATAATTACGAAAGTAATAAAAAGAAACTTGAGGATAACCAAAAGATTGATGCTGAAGTGATTGCACTTAAAACTAAAATAGAAACAGCAAACGGAGATATTAGACAGACAAACACTAACATTGAAAAACATACCAATAACATTTCAAATATGAATGGTAAGGTTGGTATCAATGAGGAGTTAATTAAAAAGATTACGGCGGAGGAAGAATTAGCTGCCGTGTTTAAAATATACTTAACCGTTTATGGTAAAAACGGAATATCTAAAATCATTCTTAAAAATATGATTCCATTAATCAATCAGGAATTGTATCGTTTGTTAGTTGATAGTTGTCATTTCATTTTAGAGATGAATATAAACGATAAGAACGAGGTTGAATTTATTATGATAGATACTGAAACTCGTATTGTTAAGCCTCTTAATGCGGGGTCTGGTTATGAAAGAACCATATCCTCATTGGCACTTCGTAGTGTATTAACTAAAATATCATCATTACCTAAACCTAACATCGTAGTTATGGACGAGGTGTTTGGTAAGATTGCTGACGAGAACTTGGAAATGGTCGGTGAGTTCTTTAAAAAGATTAAAAATTATTTTGACCATATACTTGTCATATCACACAATTCTTTAATACGTAATTGGTCTGATAATATCGTTATGATTAAGAAAGAAGAAAATGTTTCATCCATAGATTTTATCACAACAAAAATTTCTTAGTTTCAAATATCTTAATTATATTTGTCTTATAAACTAAATTTACTTTTATGACACCAAAAGATTACCAACAATTTGGACTTTACGCTAAAGACAAAGGGATAAGCTCCTTAGATTTACATTATCACAATCAAAAAATTCAAGATAGTTTAACTCCATATATTTTGGAGGAGAGACAAATGAATGTTACAATAATGGATGTGTTCTCAAGATTGATGATGGAACGTATCATTTGGGTTGCTGGTGGTGTAGATGACCATATGTCAACTATTTGTCAAGCACAATTAATGTTCTTGGATAGTTTAGATCATAATGACATTACAATGCACATCGATAGTCCAGGTGGAAGTGTAAAATCAGGTTTATCAATTGTGGATGTTATGGACTATATCACATCTGACATTAGAACCATCAATACAGGTATGGCGGCGTCAATGGGTTCGGTCCTATTAGGGGCAGGTACCAAAGGTAAAAGAGGGTCATTGAGGTTCTCTCAAACCATGTTACACCAATCATCAGGCGGTGCTGGTGGTAATATTCAAGATGCGAGAATTACTTTTCAAGAATGGGAAAAAGTAAACAATATCCTATTTGAATTATTAGGTGAATATTGTGGAAAAACCGCTGAACAGGTTAAAAACGACGCTTCAAGGGATTTGTGGTTAAATGCGGAAGATGCACTTACCTATGGAATTATTGATGAAATAGTAAAAAAGAAGAAAAAATAATCAAAGGGGGATAAAACCCCCTTTCTTCATATTTATAATAAAACATAGAATAGATGAAAAAATTATTAAACTTAAAAAACATTGCAATAGCATTATTAATTGTAATTGTAGTTTTCCAACAATGCGGTGGAAACAAAAAAGGAACGGGCGAAATTGTGAAAATAGATGGTAAAAAATATGAACTTATTAAACATGAAATTGATACAGTTGAAGTGGTTAAGACAAAGGTAGTAACTAAAAAAGGTGAAGACATTTATCACGAAACAATTAAGGAAGTAACCATTCCTGCAATTGTAGATACTCAAGCTTTATTACACGATTATTTTGCAAAGAATATCTATAAAGATACATTACAATTACCAGATAGTTTGGGAACCGTATCTTTAATTGATACCATCACTCAAAACAAAATTTTAGGTAGAACGTTTAATGCAAGTGTTAAACAAAGAACTATTAAAGAAACTACAATTGTAAAAGAATTACCAAAGACTAAAGTATTTTATGGTTTTGAAGGTGGTTTTAACAAAGTGGATGTGGTATCTCATTTAGGATTTGGAGTTTTAATTAATACAAAACAAGATAAAATATTCCATTTAGGAATTGGTGCAGCAAATAGAGTAACAGACGGAACCAACGGTGTATTAGCACCTTATATTGGAGGTGGTGTGTATTGGAAATTGAAACTTAAAAAATAACCCATAAATGAATACATATGTATTATTTATTTTTGGTATGTTTGATGACCACGAAGATGTTGAGTATTTTTGTACCGATGTTATAGGTGAAAGTAAAGTTATCAAATCAATTAGATTCATTATAGAAAATTCAGAGAATATAATAGTAATATTTGATTCTGAAATGGAACCAACAGAGGTTGACCAAGAATTATATACAATATTAATTGACGAACATATTAAATTTTATTTCTTATTCAAAAGAGAAGATATGGTCACGGCTCACTTACCCCAACAAATTAAAGATTTAATTTTTACCCCGACTATTGATAATACGATAATTAGGGTTGATTATGAAAAAAACAAAAAAAGGGAAACTTTAGATTTGGACAGATTACTTGAAAAAATAGAAGAATCTGGAATTGAGAGCCTTACAGTAGAAGAAAAAAACTTCCTTGACAATTTTGAAAATTAAGATATATTTCTTATCTTAGTACTATCCATCCACTTAAACTTACACCACATGAAAAAATCTATTTTAGTTAATCCAGACGAGATTCAATTGTACATTAAAGATTTACGAAAAATTCCTGTAATGTCACATCAAAGACAGGAAGAAGTTTTTGAATTATTAAACAATAAAAAAACTGATAAAGAAACAAAAGAAAAACTTTATAATGAATTGGTTGTTGGTAATTTAAGATTTGTAATATCCGTAGCTAAAATGTTCCAAAATCAAGGAATGGATTTATTGGATATTATTTCAGAAGGCAATATTGGTTTGATAAAGGCAGCGGAAAGATTTGACCCGACGACTGGTTTGAAATTTATTTCATATGCGGTGTGGTGGGTCAGACAATCAATAATGGCATCCTTAAATGAAAACTGTAGAACAATTCGTATACCATCAAATTTGGTACAGGATGCTCAAAAACAAAAGAAAGTTGAAATAAGTGAAGAAGATAATTTCTTTATAAATAATGTTGAAGATGAAACACCAATCGGTGTTAATCTCCCATACTGTATTGGTTTATATAAAGAAATCAACGAGGACGGAGACCAATTAATTGATGTTATACCTAATAGAGAAGCGGAAAGCCCCGATGCAATTCTTAATTCACCAGAAGAAATAAAGAAAAAAGTTTCAGCAATGTTAAGTGTGTTGGATGAGAGAGAAAAGATAATTATTGAAAAATACTATGGGTTAACGGGTATAGAATCTAACTTGGAGGACTTAGGTGAGGAGTTTGGTTGTACTAAAGAACGTATAAGACAACTAAGAGATAAGGCCATTAAGAAGCTCAGAAACGAGAGTTTTGGTTTATTAAACTATTTATAAAAATATAACATTATGAAAAAGTTAATTGAATTAATAAAAACATATAAACTACAGATACTGATTTTTTTAACAGTCATCTTCTTTTTTAAGTCTTGTAGTAACTCAAGTAAAGTGTCTAAATTAGAAAAAATTGAAAAACAAAACGTCTTTATGATTGATAGTCTTAAAACTGCACATAAAAATGAGAAAATTGCAATTCATGGTTTTTATGATAATTGGATCACACAAAAAGACAGAGGACCACAATTAATGGAGCTACATCTAATCGTTAAGGAAAATCTAAAAAAAGAACAAGAATCTAAATGAAACATTGGTTAAACCAAAATTTTAAAACATTAATCATTGCGGCATTTTTGATTCCAATCATTACTGTGGCGATTGTTTCTATTTCACACGTAACAAAATGGTATGGTATATCCAATCCAATAAGTTGGGCAGTTTATTTATCAATTGGAATTGAGATTGCTGCATTATCGGCATTAGCGGCTATTTCTGCAAACATGGGTAAGAAAGTTTATTTTCCATTTGCGGTTGTAACATTAATTCAATTCATTGGTAACATATTTTTTGCGTATACATATATCGACATCAACGGACAATCATTTAAAGATTGGGTTGATTTGGTATCACCATTAACAGAATTAATGGGAGTAGACCCAACTGACTTAGTAGGTAATAAAAGATTCTTAGCATTTTTTGCTGGAGGTATGTTACCAATCATTTCATTATCCTTTCTTCATATGTTAGTTAAATTTACTGAAGAAGATAGATTAAAAGAAGATGAGGAAACACCACCATCTAATCCTGAAGATTTAAAAAACTTTGTTGATGAAACCACAAGATTACATTTAACTGAAAACGATTTAATGAAGTTAGAAGAAACTTTATTAAATCCACCAAAACCAAATGACAATTTAAAATCTGCTGCCGAATATTATAAAATGAAGACAGATATTGAACGTGAAAAACGTGGAGAACTATTAGCGGAGATGATGAAGAACGACCAAGAATTAGGTTTATATGACGATACATCAGATTGGGATGTTACTTTAATGGATGGTTTAGAAGATGAAGAACCATTCTTTACTGAAGAAGAAACGGAGAAAATTTTACAAGAAGAACCAACTGAAGAAGAAATTCAAAGAAATTTTTCCACTATAGAACCTAAAACGGAGAATATTTTACAAGAAGAACCAACAACAACCGCAAATAATAAAATATTCACAACAATTGAACAACATAAAAAGAATGGTTATAAAGTAAGTCAAATTCCTGAAGATGACGAAAGAATGAACATTATAGGTCAGAATGGAAATGAAGGGTTACATTACGACAATGAAGAAGATACATCATTAGAAAAAAATGATGAAAAAAAAAATTAATAGACCCCCAAATTCCAATAACGGAAAAAAACGTCCTAACGTTAGAATCTCAAGATTCTGATAATTTATATTGGGAAAAAGATGATGTAAATCCAAACCAAGTACTATATGATTTGGAAAATAATAAGGTTATAATATCTAATGATGATATAACCCTTAACTCACCACTAACTGATTTAGGCCCTAAATTCATTAAGAAAAATGTTAGTAATACACGAAATAGAAAAAATAGATTATAATAGTTTAATTATTAATAAAAGAAAATCTAAAAAAACTCAAATATTCCTATACGATACACAAAGAAGATTTGACGACTTTGTTAATAAAATTGAACATCGTAATAATGGTAAGTTTGATGACATCCCACATTTTATAGTTACAAAATTAGGTAGTATATATCAATTGTTTGACACTGACCATAGTTCTAATACGTTTAATGACTCACAGAACGACAAGAGGATGATTAAAATAGCAATTGAGAACTTGGGTTGGTTGAATAAGAATACCATCACTGGTGTCCTTAATAATTGGATTGGAGACCCATATAGGTCAGAACCTCATATACGTAACTGGAGGAACTACTATTTTTGGGATAAGTATACTGAAATCCAAATGAATTCACTATCTGAACTATGTGATTCCCTATGTGATAAACACGAAATACCAAAACAAACTGTACCGTCCCAAGGATATTTGGAAAACATATCTAATTTCAAGGGAATAGTATGTAAATCCAACTTTTCAAGTATTTATACAGATATAAACCCTTCTTTTAATTTTGGGGTCTTTTTTAATTATGCAAATGAAAATGAAAACAGATTATGATGTAACCAAGAATATGTTAAAGACCATTAGGTCTATAACAGAAACTAAAGTATTAAAACAATCAATTAATGAGGTGGCCGAATTTGAATCAACATTATCTGACAATACTGACCAAGAACAAAAAAATGATGTTACAGTAATCAACAATGTTGATGTTAAGTTATTATCTACAGATCAAGCTGACATGACATTGAGTGAAACACAAAAAACTACAATTTCAGGTTTAATTGATAATTTCAAACAACAAGTTTCACAAATTGCAGAATTTGACCCAGGGATGACCATTAACCAAGACCAAATCAGATTGGATGGTTATTTACCAGATGAAGATATTAACTTTGTTTTTATCGCTGGAACCGAAAGTGGTGTTTATATTAATGCTGATATGTTGAAACTTGAACAAAATGTTGCGACAGCGTTAGAAAAATTGGCGAAATTTGATGAAACATTCAAAACATCAATTGAACCATTAATAAATCAAAGAGATAATAACATATAATGGCATTAACAGACCAAGATAAAAAAGAAATAGAAAGAATCACCAAAAGGGAGATTAAAGATTTTATGGACTCAACCCAAGCCACAAGAATTGTTGTTAAAATGATTCAAGATGAGTTAGGAACCAAAAAAATAGATGATAAAATCGTTGACCTTTCAACTAAAGTGGTTGTTGAACTTTTCAAGACCTTATGGCAGAGAAAGGGATTCTGGGAAAGTGCATTAAAAAGTGTAAGATAATGAAAATATTAAAAATTGGAAATTCTTTAATATTTGGTGTTGAACATTATAACATGAATGATGTTAAAAAAGTTTTCAATTACGTAAAAAAATATTATAAACCAGAAGATAGGGTAGTTTTTATGGGTGAAGGCGGGGATGACAATAATGTTTACGAAAAAGGTGGTGAACAAGAGGAAATAAAAAATAAATTAGAAAACTATTTTACTAATTTTATAAATGATTCTTGGGACGGTAAAGAAACAAACGTATTAAATCCAAATTCTAACCTTTTCAAAGAAATAAGTTCAAGAACTGAACTATCACGTGACAAAACTATGGCTGCGGTTTATGTGATTATTGTGGGACAAACAAGAATACCGGAGGAAATGATTAGTTTATTAACAAAAGAGGGGGAAAATTGGATAAGAAGTTTTGATATAAAAAATCCTAAAAACCCAAGTAACGAAGATATGGATTTGATGTACGATTTATGTTTTCCTCAAGATACTAATAATTCTGAAACTGAAATGTCAAAAATAACGGATATTTTCAATGAGGTAAGAGATGAGAATTTATTGAAAAAAATAAAAAACTATCATAAAAATGGTTACACGGTAATAGCCACCGTAGGGGAAGGACATATAGATTTATTAAAAAATACAAAATTGAAGAAAGTGGAAGCTAAAGAAACTGATTGTGGTTCTTCTGGTTCATTCGAAGGACCTCTATTTGGTAAATCGGACGTTATTAAGAGACCTATCTCTAAAATCCCTAACATGGACCTCAAAGAGGAGGCCGAACTCAAAGAAGTGACCGCAGGTGACGCAGGACAGTATGATGTTCCTTTATTTGGTAAATCACCCAAAGGCCGTAGAAACCCATTAAAAATAGATGGACCTAAAAGTATCTACAAAGGTAGATCGGTAACAGATAAGAACTTTCCTAAATGGGGAGGTCCTGATAGTGTTTTTGTAAAAGTAAAAGAGAAGTGTAAGAAATTCCCTTATTGTGACCAAGGTAATACAGGAGCAATAGAATTCATACACGAAGACGATGAATTACAAGAATCTATTAAGGAAATATCAAAAAAATACGGAATTCTACATAAAGATGTGGAAAATATCGTATTAAATGAGATTAACAAGATATTTATTTAATTATGAAAGTAAGCGAATTAACAACAATTATCGAAAACATCGTTTCTAACGAAATTAGAAAGACAATTATGGAAGAGAATAATGGTAAGAAAGAAGTTTATCACATAAAATGTGAAGGTATACCTTTAGCAACATTTGAATCTGAAGAAGAGGCGAACGATGCATTACCTGATTATAAGGCTAAACATAAAGATGGTGAACTAATCATCGAAAAAGGAGTTTATGAAAGTCATGATGATATGATGAATAAACTTGATGAGATGAACGACCAATTAGAAGAAACAGAAAATATGGAAAATACAGAAAAACAACCAATGGAAGGAAACGCTTTTAGTGGAGCATTAGCAGCAGCTAAATTAAAAGGTGAAAAAGAATTTAAAGTTGGTAAAAAAGAATATGATGTAAAAGAGGAAGAAGAGTGTGACGAGTGTGGTAGTTCTTCTATGGAAGAAGAGGAAAAAGGTGATGACGATTTTGAAAATATGTTAAGGGGTAGAAGAAAACACAGTTATGTAGATAAAGGTGAAGAAACACCTGACGAAATGGCTGAAGAAAAGAAATCTTGTGAAAAATGTGGTAAAGAAATATGTGAGTGTGGTGTTGGGTATATGGAAGAGGAGGATATGACAGAAAACAAACAAATGTGTAATGAGTGTGGTGGTAAGATGAACGAAGAAGGTATGTGTAATGAATGTGGGTCAAAGATGTACGAATCAAAAAAGAAGACAGTACGTTTAACTGAATCTGAATTAACTAAATTGATCGCTAAAATGGTTAGTGAATCAATTCCTGGTTTAGATGCTGCTAAGAAATCACATAATGAAAGTGGTAAAGAGAACCAAGAATATTTGGCGTCTGTTGATAAGAAAATGAAAGATTATTTATCTTTTGATGGTAACGACAACCCTGAATTTCCTAAAGCTATCGGTAAGGGTGAAAAAGTTGCAAGAAAAAATACACCAGAACAAGAAGAAGAAATTGCAAAAAACTATGCAGGGTTAGAAAATTTAGAATATGATATTGAACCATCAGAACAATTTAAGAAAAGATTGAAGATGGCTATTGAAGGAGATACGTTGATGGGTAATGGTAAAGTAACTGAACCTGCAAGTATTAAACCATCAAACGGTGCGGAGAAAGGAAAAGAAGCAAAAGAAAAAGAAGGTAATCACATTCAAACTCCTGAAACCGCTAAAAAGATAGAAAAACAAGTTAAAGATAGAGAAGAAGATAAAAAGAATAGAGTGTTATATTCTAAAGAAAAGGTTCCAGTTAGTGAATCAAAAGTAAATTTTTCAAGTGTTCTTGACAACGAAATCAAGAAAATGAAGAATATTTCAGAATACAATAAAAAAACTCAATAATTTCTTTTTTTTAAATTCTTTAATCTTTATATTATAATATAATAAGGTTATGGAAAATAAAGAAGGATATTTAGAGTTTGTACATTCCGAAAGTTACAAGAATCAAATTGATGTTTGGTACAGAGCTTACAACATAAGTCGTGAGAAGACAGAACTTTTCTATGACTTTCTTATGTCATTATATAATCTTTTACAAGAGACGTATTTAGGACCTGAAGTGTTTGAATTAGAGGAGGACCAAAAAAACCATTTTACATGGTGTTGGGATAAAACCATTGAAAATTTTAATAAAGAAAAGATATTTTTTAAAGAAAGGGGTAATTGTTATGAATACTGTTGGAACTTCTTTTTAGAGGCATATTATTTTGCACAACTAGATGATAATCAAATAAAAATAACACAATATTTCTTTAAATTATTTAATTTTAAACATAGAAAGACCAGGTCCGAATTGGATATGTTGACCGAAATTTACAAATTGTTTGAACAAAACTTGAAAAAGTAGATATTTTTCCGTATATTCGTATTAAAAACCGAATAATATTATGGAAACCTTAAATAAAATAAAGGACCTAGTAGAGAAAATGTCAGTAGATACACAAAAGGTTTATGATAAAGGAAACCGAAGTGCATCAATCAGAGCTAGGAAATACGCTCAAGAAATTAAATTACTAATTGCCATTTATCGCAAGGACATCCTTGAAGAAATTAAAAAATACGACAATGTATCAAATTAAAGTATTTTTATTTGTAATCAGTATATTATTTTCAATAAGATTAATCGCTGAATTTACAATTAAATTATTCCAAGATAATCCAGAACCTTTAGTATTATCAAAAACTGAACAGGTATTGGTATATCTTGCTGCTTCATATATAATAACATTCATATTAACATAATACCGTGTTTGAATCAATAAAATCAATAAGACCATATTTCCATTCATTAAGAGAAATTGAAAATAATGTTAGTTTAGATATTAAATTACCATTAAATTGGAAATACGAAGAAATTTTAAAACCATATCGTTCGGTTGTAGTTAAAATTCAAGATAAAAATGAAAAATTTACATTAATGTCATTAATTTCAAATGCAACACAAGAAGGATATGATGTTGTTTTTGCTTGTGCATTAGAAATATTTAAAGTAAATAAAGATGAAGAAGAGAAACAAAAACTTTTTCAATCGAAAGTAAAAAAATTACAAGAACTATTTAAGAATGAGTCATTAGATAAATTAAAAGGTTTAAATTTATTAGACAATTATGGACAAGAGAATACAACAGGGATTGGAGATTCTGAGGAAGGAGATAGAGAAGGACTCGTTGGAGATAGAGACGAGCAAGAAGAGAATGATTGATGAAATCAAATCACTGGATAAAAATAAAATGTTTCAGCCGAAACCAAAAAAGAAAGTATCTATAATAGATAAGATATTAAAGATATTAGGACATGGAAAAAAAAGGTGAGTTATTAAATCAATTGGCCATTATATCGGATTTATTGGAAAAGGTAAACGCCGAGACTAAATCAACAACAATTGTTTTTGAATTATCAAATATGGAGTTTGATAGAGTGTTTCAGAGTATACAAAAAAAATATGGAAGTAAATTGGAGAACCCTAAAGGTAAGTTTAATATTACGATAGGGTTAATTGATATTGTATTTAATACGAATAATGTCTAAAAAGTTCTTCTTTTTTAAATCCTTTAGATTCTAATAGTTTATATAATAAACTTCTTTGATGTGTGGTTATATCTTTAACAAAAAAGAAATTACCCTTTTTTCTATTCACCAAATCCTTTTTTACAATTTCAAATAACCTATTCGCGTCATTTATATTCTTATTTCCAAATAACTTAATGTCATCATCAACTTGTACGAATAATTTATTATTTAAAGTGAAAATTTGTGCTATTTCCGTTATAGGTAATATTTGTTCCATCATTATATGATACCTAATTCTTTTCTTTATTTGGAAATCATATATTTGTTCTTCCTGCCAATACGGGATTATCTCTTTTATTCGAAATTTATCGTCTTCAATTAATGCTGGTTGATTCCTACCCAAACTATCCCTAACATATGTTGCAGTTGCCCAACGGTTATTTGGGAAGATAAGAGCCAATTCAAAAACTAATTCGTTTTTTTTCCTCTTACCTCCTTGTTGTTTAAGAAAGGGTGGAACTTGTTGTGTTTTAAACTCCCTCCAATATTCGTAGGCGGTAGTTCTTTTCATACTCCTATGTAATATTTTAACCCTTTTTTGATTACAGAAAAGTACTATAAAATATTTCCCGTTTTTCATAAAAATTTTATTATTAAAGAATAAAGACCATAACCACCTAAGATGAACCATATAATTGAAAATATAACAATTCCCTTAGGCACAAAATCCCAGATTTAATCATCTCGTCTTTAATATTTTGTTTCTTTTTACAACTTGAACATGCCATATTAAAATATATACTTTTAATTTCTCTTTATCAATTTTTTTTGTTATATTTTTTAATATAATAAATGATAAATGATTAGTTACATCGGAGGTAAAGCTCGTATAGGTAAATGGATAGTACCACAAATCCCGACGGATATTGAAACTTATGTGGAGGGGTTTTCAGGTATGTTTTGGGTGTTTTTTAATATGGATTTAAGTAAGTACCCCAATCTTAAAACGGTAGTATATAATGACTATAATAGGTTAAATGCTAACCTAATGAAATGGTCTAAACAATATGATATTTTATGGGAGGAGTTAGCAAAATACCCTTGTCAACAATTAGGGGTTATAGATACACCACCTGAATATGCTGAAATGTTTAAAGTGTATCAAAAAGAAGTGTTTAATCCTGAATTAGTTATTACTGAAGAAAATAGTTTAGATATCGCAGGAAAATACGTTTATGTATTATGTCAGATTTTCTCAGGTTCTAAACCAGAAACATCATCATATACGGATTACAAAGGAAAATATCGTTGTAAAGTTTTAATCTTTATGGATAAACTAAAACACCCAAAGTATAGAGAACATTTTGATAAGTTAACATTTGTTGAGAATATGGATTTCCAAGATGTGGTTGAAAAATACGATTCACCAACAACATATTTCTATATGGACCCACCATATTGGAAAACTGAAAATTACTATTCAAATCATGACTTTGATGTGAATGACCACACAAGATTGGCGGAGTGTATTAAAAACATCGAAGGTAAATTTAGTTTATCGTATTATGATTTCCCTAAGTTGGTTGAGTGGTTTCCAAAAGACCAATATAAGTGGAATCAAAAAGATTTTAAGAAAGCGGCTGCAGCTAAAAAAGACGGAACTCAAAATGTGGGAACTGAACTTTTAATAATGAATTATTAATTATATTTATAAAAAAATGAATATGGAAACAGCATGGTATGTGGTAAAAGTTTTACCAGGGAAAGAAAGATCATTAAACGAACAATTTAATAAAGACATCGGGTTAGGTAGAATTTCTAATATTGTGAGATTTGTATGCCCAACCGAAAAAGAATTGGTTGTTCTTAAAAATAAAAAAGTTTTAAGAGAGAAAGTATTATATAGTGGATATCTTTATTTTGAATCTATTAAAAGATTACAAGATGATGATTTAAAAGTCATATCCTTGATTCCAAATATTATGGGTATGATGGGAGATAGGATGCCAATGTTATTAAAAGAAACTGATGTAAGAAGAATATTGAAAGATGATACATTAGAAGAACATATTGATGCAAAGAAATTAAAATACATTTCAGGAGAACAAGTTAAAGTAAACGAAGGTCCATTCACATCATTTGAAGGGACAATATCTGAAGTTAAAGGTGACCGAGTTGATGTTGAAATAAAAATATTTGGACGTAACACTGCGGTTTCTTTAATGTTATCACAAATAGAAAAGATATAATGGATTTATCACCCGAAGTTTTAATTTATGTTCAGTCAGTTAAAAATTACTTTGATACAAACAAAGAAGCTGGTGAATATTTTTTAAGTGGAACTAACGAAGAGTTATTCTTTAAACATTTAACTGAAATTGCACAAAAAAATTTTAGTAAGTCAGGCGACGCAATGCTCAATAGAGAACAATTTGAATTATTACGAAAGACAATATTGGCTTTAAGTGTGATTGAAAAAAAATCATTTACAAAAAAAGTGGAAATTAAAAGTGAGGACTTCAATTACGACAATGGAGTTTTTATCGGACTCCCATTTCCCAATTTCGGTTTAATTTGTCTTAATTAGTTTTTATTTACAAACATTTTATTTATATTTAATTAATGGAAAAATTATTACCTCAAAATTATGCAATTTACGATACTGTTTATGGAAGTGAAACACCAACAGAACAGTATTATACAATTAAGTTTGATAAGATACCTTCTAAATTTTTAGATGGTGGGACATTTTATGACCCAATGGTTGTTGATGAAATAAAAAAATTAGGATTTGTTGAAGAGGCGAGATGTAATATAAAAAATAAAAGACACGATTCCTCTTCACAATCAATATATGTTGATGATAGTAAAGGAATCATAATTAGAGTTTATAGTAGTAACAATAACAACACAAATAAAAAATCTAAAGATGATTTATTATTATTAGATTTTTCATATGACATTAAAAAAGGTGAATTAAAAGACCAAATAGATTTGGACGTAATTAAAATACACCAAAGACCAAAAAAGAAAGCGAGTATCCAACTTGTTAAAAGTGACATGGGTCATTTAGATACTGAAGATTATGATTTATTTGTACCACCTACTGATTTAGAATTAAACTATGGTTCTGAGTTTTTAAAAATACACGATGTCATTGTTGATAGATTAAATTCTGAATACGATAAGGGAATTATTCTTTTACACGGAGACCCTGGTACGGGCAAGACCTCATACATTAAACATTTAACGAGTTTAGTGAAAGACAAAGATATTTTATTCATCCCACCATCAATGGCTGAAATGTTATCTGAACCAACAATCATTCCATTTTTAATGGACCATAAGAACTCTATATTGATTATAGAAGATGCTGAAAGAGTTATTTCAGATAGAGAAGGTAATGGTTCACCAGCTGGTGTATCTAACATTCTTAACTTAACTGACGGTATATTGGGAGATTGTTTGAACATTCAAGTTATAGCTACATTTAATATGAAAAGAGAGAAGATAGACCAAGCTCTTCTTCGTAAGGGTCGTTTAATTGCTGAACATAAATTTGAGAAGCTTTCAATTGATGATACGAACAAATTATTAAAACATTTAGAAAAAAATCAAGAAGTTGGGGAAGGTATGGTTTTAGCTGATATTTATAACATAGACACAGAGGTCTATAAAACATCCACAAAAGGAAATAAAATAGGATTTTAAAATTATAAAATGGAATACGTTACATCCGCACAAGTTGCACAATTACAATCAGAAGGAAAAAAATTATTAGTTCAGTACACAGCCAATTGGTGTTCACCATGTAAGGCATTAACCCCAAGATTGGCATTATTATCATCAGGATATCCTGACGTTACTTTTGTTAAGGTAGATGTGGATGAAAACCAAGACGCCGTAATGGAGTTAGGTATTAGTACTGTACCTACAATTATGATTTACGACGGAGATACTTTAATTAATAGATCACTTGGGGCAAATATTGACAGTGTTTATACAAAAATTTTAGACACGTTATAGTTTATGAGTAGTAAGGTAATTATTTTTACACTAAATAATTGTTCTCATTGTACTGTTTTAAAAAATTTATTAACCAAAGAGAAGATAGATTTTGATGAAATAGAAATTGAGGAGAACAAAGAAATATGGGACAAAGTAGTTTCACAAACAGGCCACAACGCAGTACCAACGGTGTTTTTACCCAATGAAGGTACAGATGAAGGGATAGTATTTGTCCCTGAAAGAGATTACGAAAGTAAGGAAGAACTCATAGAAATGATAAAAAAACATATATAAAAAAAGGGAAATAAAAAAATTCCCTTTTTTTATGCCATATACCTAAATAAAAAGTATTTATGTAAAAGAGTTTACTTTTACAATGGCATTACAAAAAATAAATTGGACCCAAGTTGATACTGAGAACGTCCCTTCGGGGTCAATCATTGACTTAGGTTCTTCATCAGGTCCATTACATGCGGTTTATGCCGACAACATTTATATATCAGGCGTAAGTATAACTGCTGGTGGCGGTGGTGGTACGGGCACTTCAGGCACTTCAGGTACAAGTGGTGTAGGAACTAGTGGAACTTCAGGTACCGCAGGTTCATCAGGTACAAGTGGTGCCGGAACGGCAATTACATTAACAGACGGAACATCAACAATTAATAATGTTGATAAAATTACATTTAGTGGTGCAACTATTACCGATAGTGGTAATGGTGATGTTATAGTTACAATAATCGGTGGTACAGGTGGTACAGGAGGAACAAATGGTTCTTCAGGAACTAGTGGTTCTAACGGTTCATCAGGAACAAGTGGTATAAATGGTACATCAGGTTCTAACGGTACCGATGGTACTTCAGGAATCAGCGGAACAAATGGTTCTTCAGGAACTTCAGGTAGTAATGGTTCATCAGGAACAAGTGGTACAGGTACTTCAGGTTCATCGGGTACTAGTGGTATAAATGGTTCTTCAGGAACTAGTGGTACTGATGGTACGTCAGGTATTAATGGAACGAGTGGGTCATCAGGTACGAGTGGAATAGGAACACATGGTACTTCAGGTACAAGTGGAGTTGGAACAAGTGGTACATCAGGAACTAGTGGTGTTGGAACGAGCGGTTCGTCAGGTACAAGTGGTTATGCAGGTTATGAAGGACATTTAGCGATTTGGAGATATAGTGGAAATACAAATACAAGTGTTGATCCAGGTAACGGATACTTTAATTTAGATTCAGCATCTTGGGGAACCTCAACAACAAGTATTACATTAGATAATGTTGCTCATTTACCTAGCACAAACTTCTCAGCTTATTTAGATGGATTAACTATCGGAACAATTTTAAAATTAGTTAAGGTAGGAGACACATCAACATTTAAGTTATTAAAAATAGATATAGTATTACCACTTGATAGTGGATACGAAAAATACACAGTCACTCAATTGTCATCAAATGGATTAGATCCAAATGATAATGATGAGTTTTTAATTATTCCATTAGGTATACCAGGTCTAACAGGTACTGCGGGTACATCAGGAACGAGTGGTAGTAATGGTACAGACGGAAGTTCTGGAACTAGTGGTTCTAATGGTTCTTCAGGAACATCAGGTTCTAACGGAACAGACGGTAGTTCAGGTTCATCAGGTTCTAATGGTTCTTCAGGAACAAGTGGATCTGATGGTGCTATTGGTACTTCAGGTAGTGACGGTAGTTCAGGTACATCGGGAGATAGTTTATTTGATAAAACAGGTTCTGTTTGGTATACAAAGAATGATGTAACAATTGATGGTAAATTAACCATCAATGAATTAATAGTATCGTCTTCGGTTACCAACATGACCGTTCAATATGCAAGCGGATCAACCAAATTCGGAGATACACAAGATGATACACATCAATTAACAGGATCACTTTTAGTTACAGGATCTATTACTCTAAAAGGAAATCAAGAAATTACAGGTAGTGAAGTTTTATTAAACTCACCTGATGGCAGTGTCAGTAACAAATATGCATTATCGGTATCACAATCAATACATGCTGAAAACATCAACGTAGGTGTTCCAACATCAAATCCATGGCAATCAAGTTTAAATGGTTCTTATTTTAATAACTTCAATGAAAATACAGATGTTTCTGAAATATTAAGATTTGTTGCGGGTTTGTTATCATCATCAGCACCTGACGCGGCACCAAATACAAAAACATATAGTTCATATACAACTAATACTAATAATAATACAACAGGAACAGTTACGGTTGGTAGTATACCATTAAACTCAAGTAATTCAACAATTACTTACTTACAAAGTAAAGGTTTTGCAACTACAGGTTCAACAATCTTCAGTGGTATTTCTCCAATTTATACTAATTCAGGATTTTATGAAACATATACAAGTGTTGCTGGTGGTTCTACAATAGTTTCATCGTCAGTTGATACACAATTATTCGGTTTAGGTACATTAAGTAGTGGAACTCCAACATCATTTAAAGTTTCGGGTTCATTCACTTTCAAATTTAAAGATAATAGTTCTAAAACAGATACGGCAACTTCAAGTTCACAAGCACTTGTTACACAAACAGGAGCGGGCACAACTAATGGAGTTACTTTATCAAAGATTAACACTGCAAACCCTGCAGTTATTCCTGCAGCATACCAAGATGGTAAATATGCTACGGTTTTCTCACCAGCAATTTATAGTGGAGGGGCAACTGCAATAAGTGGTAGTGGTTATTATCACATATCTGCGTCTATTGCTATTGCAAGTGGTTCAAGTGCATACACAACACCACAAACACATTTCACAGAATTATTTTATGCACCATTAACAACAATATCAACAAACATACCAGCTCAAACACCAACATTTAGTGGTGTAAGTGTTAATGGAATAACTGCGGTGTCTCGTTCATTAAGTGGGGCGCCTTATTTAAGTTCGGCAACATATACAATATCAGGTTCAGTATTAGGATTGTTTAATCCATTATATTATGCTGGTACAGGTATTGCAACAATCACAGATTCTGATGGTTTAGTAACGGAATCAGGTGGAATATTAACAGTATCAACTGCAGGGGGAACAATAGGAACGGCAAATGCGGTTTACGATTCAACAGGTGTAACTGCAAGAAGTACAGGAACGGTTCCTTATGAAACTGATATTGTAAAAGTATATACAACATCGTCATTTGCACCTGGTACAGCTGATGAAAATATAAGTCAAACAGGTTTAGGTACAACATCGTTCTCATTACAAATAAATGGATTAAATAAAGCGGGAAGTACAACGACAAACACATCAACGGTTTCTTATCATACGGCAGGTGCATTTGGACAACCAAGTGCAAGTGGTAGTTTGGCATATTATGGTAAAATACAAGGTGCGGACACAGCAACAAATGGTGGGTCGTCTAACTCTGAACCATTCCTTGGTGAAAACTATAGAATACAATTAACAGATGGTATATTGGCATTCACAGGAACTACTTGGGACACAACATTTGGATTATACAATTTAGGAGCAAAAGATTTACAAGTTAAACCGGGTTATTTAGTTAAACCTGGTGGAACATATGGATATTGGTTAACTAATCCAAGTACTGCAAGTGATTACAAATATTATGTTAGAAAAGTTACAACAAACGCGGGTGTAAAGGGAACAATGACTTTAAACATGGGAGCCACCCTTGTGAATTGGGAGGCAACAACAAGTAATTCAGTTTCATGTTTAGTTTTATTTGAATCAACAAAGAGTGGTTTATTTACCCCACCAAGATTTTTTGATCCATCAAACGCCTTAACAAACTTAGGTACGGTGACGGCAAACACAGATGGTACAAATCCATTTGGTTCAAGTATATATGTAAATCGTTGTAACACAAGTACAGTTTCAAGTTACACATATACTATACCATTAATTAGTGCGGATGGTATGGTACTAAACGCTACATATACTAATATTTATGTAATTGTAAGATACAAGGGAGACCCCACACCAATAACTTCAATAACAACAACTTTTAGTTAATAAGAAATGTCGATAGATAATAGTAAAAAATCCCCAAGGTTACTCCAAAGTAGAAGATATACACACGAAACTTTTACTGATGCTCAAGAAGCTTTTACTTCGGTATTAGACATTAACGCTAATGAGGTTTATGTAGATCAAGATTTGATACCGGCAAGTAGCATTCCTTTCGGAACAAGTGGAGACAATTTATCAATTTATAGTTCTGGTGGTCAACAAGTAATGAAGTATTACTATCGTTACAAGATGACCAAATCAAGTACGAATAATCAAGTTTGGTTTTTCACTACGGGAACAACTGCTGGTATTGATGCTCAGTTAATTGATTCTAACCAACAAAAAAACTTCGTATCACCAAAATATTCAATCCCCTCACTATCTACCGCCAACGCGGAAGACAGTCCAGTGGGTTATGGTGTAAAAGTTTTCGTTTCAACGAACTCATCTTCACCATCGGCTGGTGATCAATTAGATCCAACAAAATTTGTATTTGATTATAAAACGGGTGTTCTTCAGTTTGTTTTAACTGCGGACGCTCCTGATAATACAAAATACGTTTACATAACAGCATATCAATATGTTGGTAGAACATTAAAAGATGCTTTACTTACATCAGTATCATCATCTTCAGGTACAAGTGGTACTTCAGGAAGTAACGGTACCAACGGAACAAGTGGTTCAAATGGTACAGACGGAAGTTCAGGTTCATCAGGTTCTAACGGTAGTTCGGGTTCTAGTGGATCAAACGGAACTAATGGAAGTTCTGGTACATCAGGTTCTAATGGTACCAATGGTTCATCAGGAACTAGTGGTAGTAATGGAACAGATGGTAGTTCAGGTTCATCAGGTTCTAGTGGAAGTAACGGAACCAACGGTTCTTCAGGAACGTCGGGAGATTCGTTATTTGCAAATAGCGGTTCTTTTTGGACGACAACCAACAACGTAGAAATCACAGGTTCGGTAAAAATTAAAGGTGTTTTAACTGCAGAGGAATATAATGTTACATTAGTATCTTCTTCTGTATTGTATAGTTCAGGTTCAACCAAATTTGGTGATACACCTGACGACACACATCAATTTACAGGTTCGGTATTTGTATCAGGGTCAATTAATATAGTTAGTGGTAGTTTATCAATAAACGGAGTTTCATTCTCCGCAATGACATCGGGTTCTTCAGGAACTTCAGGTTCTAATGGAACCGATGGAAGTTCTGGTTCTTCTGGTAGTAACGGTACAGACGGTTCGTCAGGTACATCAGGTTCTAACGGTACTGACGGTTCATCAGGTACTTCAGGTTCTAACGGAACAGATGGTACATCGGGTAGTAATGGTACAGACGGAAGTTCAGGTTCATCAGGTTCTAACGGAACGGATGGTTCGTCAGGAACTAGCGGGTCTAACGGTACCGATGGTAGTTCAGGAACTAGCGGAAGTAATGGAACAGATGGAAGTTCTGGTTCATCAGGTTCTAATGGTACAGACGGAACAAGTGGCTCAAATGGTACGAACGGTAGTTCAGGAACAAGCGGTAGTAATGGTACAGATGGTAGTTCAGGTTCTAATGGTTCATCAGGAAGTTCTGGTACAAGTGGTTCTAATGGTACGAACGGTTCATCAGGTACTTCAGGAGATTCATTATTTGGACATACGGGTTCGTTTTGGGCAACAACAAACGATATTCAAATTACAGGTTCATTAAGTATATCTTCTCAATTAGGTATTAATGATGCAAATGTTTTATTAAATGAAAGTGCGTCATTAGTATTAACAAGTGGTTCTAACATATACATTGAGAACGGTGGATTTATTACCGCATCTTTCAAAGGAGATGGTGCGGGGTTATATAACATTCCAGCAAGTGGAGTTACAAATTTACAGTTAGATAGAATTGTTAGTGGAAGTGTAAGTGCTTCAATGGCTGACGGTACGTTAAGAGTTAATACAGATGTTAATATTGATGGTACTTTAACTGCAAGAGAATTACATATTAATTATGTAACATCTTCAGTTTTATATTCATCAGGTTCGACTAAGTTCGGAGATACATCGGATGATTTACATGAGTTTACAGGTTCATTACATACATCAGGTTCAGTAGTAATTAATGGAGATTTAACCGTAAATGGTACAACAGTTTTAACATCAACAGATTTATTACGTGAGTCATTAATAGTATCAGGTGCAATGGCAATTATGCAAGCTCAAATTCAATCACAAATGATATCCGCGTCACTTTCAATGCAAGGACAAAGAGTAATAACATATGATATAGGCACTGGAAGTGTCATGGATTTAGGAGGATTTTAAAGAAAAACAAATTAATAATAAAAATATATTAAAAAACAATAGAAATAATTCGGTGGATGTAGTAAAATATACTATTTATAAACAAAACAAACACAAAGTAGATGGCACAAATTATTAAACACAGGAGGGGTTCGTTAGAAATCCTCAAAAACACAACAGCGAGAAACGGTGAATTGATTATTGCAACCGGTTCGATAAGTGACTTACATGGTCCATTTATCTTTATCGGTTCACCAGCAATTGGAGATGAAGGAGTTGCGGGTGCGTTTAAGGCAGTTTCAAAATTATACCAAGGAGCTAATGCACCAACGATTTCTGCGGGAACGTATGGTTCAACATTAGACGGTACACCATTCTACGCTAGTGGTGAAAATAAATTATACATATTAAATAATGACGGTGCGGGTGGTAATGTCAAATTAAATTTAGTTGGTAACATTGAAGGTAATACTATCAGTGGTGTTACAATTACTAATTTAACAAGTACAACTGCAACAATTACTAATCAAGTTAATGTAAGTGGTTCGTTAAACGTTACGGGTAGTTTATATATAAACGGAACATCATATACGGCAGCAACTTCAGGAACTTCAGGTTCAAATGGTACTGATGGTACATCTGGTTCTTCAGGTTCTAACGGAACTGACGGTTCTTCAGGTACATCAGGTTCTAATGGAACAGATGGTTCTTCAGGAACTTCAGGTTCTAACGGAACCGATGGTTCTTCAGGTTCTAACGGAACTGACGGTTCTTCAGGTACGTCAGGTTCTAATGGAACAGATGGTTCATCAGGTTCTAATGGTACAGACGGATCTTCAGGTTCTAATGGAACAGATGGTTCTTCAGGTACTTCAGGTACTTCAGGTTCAAATGGTACGGATGGTTCTTCAGGTACATCAGGATCAAATGGTACAGATGGTACATCTGGTTCTTCAGGTTCAAATGGTACGGATGGTTCTTCAGGTTCTAGTGGAAGCAACGGTACTGACGGTTCTTCAGGTTCTAATGGTACAGATGGATCTTCTGGTACTTCAGGAGATAGTTTATTCGCATATACAGGTTCAGCATGGGCGACAACTAACAACGTAGAAATTACTGGTTCAGTAAGAATTAAAGGTGTTTTAACAGCTGAAGAATATAATGTCACATTAGTTTCTTCATCAGTTCTTTATTCATCAGGTTCAACTAAATTTGGAGATACTAATGATGATATACATCAATTTACAGGTAGTTTAAATATTTTATCAGGTTCAGTTAATATCACTGAAGGTGATTTAACAATAAATGGAGTTTCATTTTTAGCAATGACTTCAGGAACTTCAGGTTCTAACGGAACTGACGGTTCTTCAGGAACTTCAGGTTCAAATGGTACAGATGGTACATCTGGTTCTTCAGGTTCTAATGGAACTGACGGTACATCAGGTTCTTCAGGTTCTTCAGGTTCAAATGGTACGGATGGTTCTTCAGGTTCTTCAGGTTCAAATGGTACGGATGGTTCTTCAGGTTCTAGTGGTTCTAATGGTACCGACGGTTCTAGTGGGTCAAATGGTACTGACGGTTCTTCAGGAACTTCAGGTTCAAATGGTACAGATGGTACATCTGGTTCTTCAGGTTCTAATGGAACTGACGGTACATCAGGTTCTTCAGGGTCAAATGGTACGGATGGTTCTTCAGGTAGTAATGGAACAGACGGAAGTTCAGGAACCTCAGGTTCAAATGGTACGGATGGTTCGTCAGGTACATCGGTTACTGTAAGTGGTACAAACAATACAATTGGTAAATTCCAAACAGGAGCAACTACAACGTTAGTAGATTCGAGTATTAGTGATGATGGTACAACTGTTACAATTAGTTCAGACGTTAATATCAATGGTATATTAACAGCAAGAGAAATACACATGGACTATGTGACTTCTTCAGTGTTATTTACTTCAGGTTCAAATAGATTTGGTGATACGTTAGATGATACACATCAATTTACAGGTAGTGTTAATATTACAGGTTCAATATCATTAAACGGTCAAGCAATTGGTACAGGTAAATTAGATGAAACAGCATTTAACGCTTATACATCTTCAGTTACCTCATCATTTGCAGGTACTTCATCATACGCAATTTACGCTGAAAACGCTGTTATTGTTTCAGGTCAAACTAAAACATTAGTAATTGGTTCAGCATCAACAACATGGTCATTCAACCACAATTTAGGATACAAATATCCTGCAATTAATGTGTTTGACGGTAGTGATAAAGTTGTTATACCAACAGAAATTGAGGTTATTGATAGTAATAACTTAAAAGTATATTTTAACCAAGCTCAAACGGGTACAGTAATTGCCACTGTCGGTGGTAATGGTTCATCAGGAACAAGTGGGTCAAACGGAACTGACGGTTCTTCAGGTTCATCAGGTTCAAATGGTACAGACGGAAGTTCTGGAACAAGTGGATCTAACGGTACCGATGGTTCTTCAGGTTCTAGCGGTTCAAATGGTACCGACGGTTCCTCAGGAACAAGTGGTTCAAATGGTACTGACGGAAGTTCTGGTTCTAACGGAACAGATGGTAGTTCAGGTTCATCAGGGAGTAATGGTACTGATGGTTCTTCAGGTTCTAGTGGAAGCAACGGTACTGACGGTTCTTCAGGTTCTAGTGGAAGCAACGGTACTGACGGTTCTTCAGGTTCATCAGGTTCTAATGGTACTGATGGTTCTTCAGGAAGTAATGGTACAGATGGTTCTTCAGGTACATCAGGAGATAGTTTATTTGCCGAAACAAGTTTAGGTTCTGGAATATGGAGAACAACAAACAATGTAGAAATAACAGGTTCTTTAACAGTAAAAACTGGAACAATATCAGGTTCATTTACTGGAGATGGTGGTGGATTATATAACATTCCGGCAAGTGGAGTTACAGGATTAGAATTAAATAAAATAGTAAGTGGAAGTGTAAGTGCTTCAATCCAATCTGATGGAACATTCAGAGTAAATGGAGACACATACATTGATGGTATATTAACTGCTAAAGAATTACATATTGATTATGTTACATCTTCAGTTCTTTATACTTCAGGTTCAACTAAGTTCGGAGATACACCTGATGATAACCATCAATTCACTGGTTCAGTTTTAGTATCAGGTTCAATAAATTTAGTTGGTGGTGATTTAACAATTAATGGTACATCATATACCGCAGCAACTTCAGGTACTTCAGGTAGTAATGGAACAGACGGTTCTTCAGGTACATCAGGTTCTAACGGAACAGACGGTAGTTCAGGTTCTAATGGTACAGACGGAAGTTCTGGAACAAGTGGTTCTAACGGTACTGATGGTTCTTCAGGAAGTAATGGTACAGATGGTTCTTCAGGAACATCAGGAAGTAATGGTACAGATGGTTCTTCAGGAACAAGTGGTTCTAACGGAACAGATGGTAGTTCGGGTACTAGTGGAAGTAATGGTACTGACGGAAGTTCAGGAACAAGTGGTTCTAACGGTACGGATGGTTCTTCAGGAACTAGCGGTGTTGATGGTGCAAGTGGTACTTCAGGTTCTAACGGTACGAATGGTTCTTCAGGAACTTCAGGTTCTAATGGAACCGATGGTTCTTCAGGAACTAGCGGAAGTAATGGTACAGATGGTTCTTCAGGTTCTAACGGAACAGATGGTAGTTCAGGAACTAGTGGTTCTAACGGAACAGATGGTAGTTCAGGAACTAGTGGTTCAAACGGAACAGATGGCACATCAGGGTCTAACGGAACTGACGGTTCTTCAGGAACAAGTGGTTCTAATGGTACAGATGGTACGTCAGGTACATCAGTATCAGTAACAGGTACAAACAACTACATTGGTAAATTTGATTCAACTGGAGCAACAATTACACTAATAGATTCAAGTATAGTTGATAATGGAACAGATGTAACAGTTAATTCAAAGTTAATTATTACTGGTACAACGAATATTCAAGGTAATACAAGTGTTACAGGAGCGTTCACAGTTGGTTCAGGTTCAGCAACAATGTTAGGTGGTGATTTATTTGTATCAGGAAACTTACAAGTATTAGGTTCATCAACAAGTGTAAGTTTACAATCAAATACAGTTGCAATCGGTGATAATATCATATTAGTAAACGCTTACTCACCATTCCAAAGATACGCAGGTATCAGTGGATTTGATTCAGGTTCAGCGGATCAATCAGGTTCATTATTATGGGATTCAACCAATAACAAATGGTTAACTGTAAACGGTTCAAATAGTTCAAGTAAAATAGTTGGAACAACTGCAGGTACATTAGGAACTGAAACAAGTTTAACAAGTGGAACATTCCCAATCGCATCTGCTGATAACACAATCGGTGATAGTTTATTAACTTACTCAGGTACAACATTACAATTCAACACAGATAAGTTCACAGTTGAATCAGTAGCGGGAAACACTGTAGTAGCGGGTACATTAAAAGTGAGTGGAAATGGAGCGGATGCAGGTACGAACACCTCTAACGTAACATTTAAAAACTCAAGTGATGTATTTGGTGAGATTTCAGCGGTGTCTTCAAGTGTAGCGGTTACATCAATGTTAGGTTATAAAACATCTGACGGAACATTAACCTTCACCGATACAATAGATGGAGGAACATTCTAAAAGTAGAATAAAAATTAACAAGGAGGACCCAAAAAGTCCTCCTTTTTTTGTCCATAAAGACAAAATAATATATTTATATTTTATATGGGAATACTATTCAATAAAGTCAAGATAGTTCCAAATTTACATGGAACACCAACACCCACACCAACAGGTGGAACAGTAAGCCCGACTCCTACTCCAAGTGCAACACCGACTCCAACCCCTACACCAAGTGCGGTTGTTACAAACGACATTTTACTTGAAAACGGAGAATATTTATTACAAGAAAATAATTCTAAAATCATATTATAATGGCGGATCAAAAAATATCACAATTAAATGAAGTTACATCACCAAATTCAAGTGATGTTTTACCGATAGTAAACGGTGGAGAAACCAAAAAAATAACGGTTGCCAACTTGGCAGTTGCGGGTTCATCGGGTACATCAGGTTCTAATGGTTCTTCGGGTACAAGTGGAACTAGCGGATTAAACGGTACCAATGGTAGTTCGGGTTCTAACGGAACCAATGGTTCATCAGGCACATCGGGGTCAAATGGTTCTTCAGGTTCTAATGGTAGTTCGGGTTCTTCAGGAGTTTCAACTTTAATAATATCTTCAGACACACAACCAACGGGAAAACCAACGGGTTCTTTATGGTTCAATACAAACGACGGTACAACTTACATATATTATCAAGATATTAACGGAACCAATTGGGTTCCAACAAACCCAACATTAGCGGGTTCAAGTGGTTCATCGGGAACTAGTGGTGTAAATGGAACATCGGGTTCTAATGGTACATCAGGGACAAGTGGAACATCAGGTTATGTGGATAACGATTGGTTATATTTTAGACCATCAACAACGACAGTACCAACTACAGGTAATAAATTTATTTTATCAGGTACAACAACAAGTAACGGTTCAGTTTCATATAATAGTAGTACTGGTATTTTTACACTTGATGCAAATAAAACATATAATTTGAATGCATCGTTCGCACTTGCAAATAGTGTTAGTAATGCTGAATTAAATTATTGTTGGATTAATGTAACCAGTGGAAATAACACAATAAGTAATACAGGTGGTGTATTGGTAAATTATAGTGTCTCACCTGCGGCTTGGCAACCAGTAGCGGATACAATTATCACCACAACAGGAATTACCCAAGTTGCAATTAGTTGTCCTTTTAGTAATTCAACAGGTGGTTTACAAACTGCAATGTGTTATGTTGATATTAAACAAATAAATGGATGGTCAGGAAGTAGTGGAACATCAGGTTCAAACGGTAGTTCAGGAACTAGTGGAAGTAGTGGTTTAACTGGTTCATCAGGAACAAGTGGTGTAACAGGTAGTTCAGGAACATCAGGTTCGTCAGGAACAAGTCCCGCAAATGTTACATTAAAAACAACGGGGTCGTGGACGTTACCAACTGGTACTACTACACAAAGTTTTACAGTTGAGTCGGGTGCTTCATATACAATGTGGGTGAATGGTAATATTCCAAATGGTATTATAACGTGGAACGCAACTGTAACAACAGCAAAT